ACAGTTCCCCCTGCACCGCTGCCATCCACATACCAACCAGAATCAATGATATGAGCATGTGCCCCAAAAACCATAGTGCCACCATCTTGCACATATCCTCTATCAAAGTGGAAGGCGTCTTGACAGGTGGTAACTCCATATATGTATACGTCATATAAACTAAACCCACCAGCAGTAAAAGAACATGTGCCGGTTAGATATGTTTTGCTTGTGTCAAAGGCTACTGTTGCAAGTTTTGAAAAATCTGCTGTTGTTCCTGAATCAGTAAATATACCTGTTCCCATAGTAAAAATACCGTGTGTATTTGTAGTTCCCCACTCATCGTTAAAATTAACACAAGTTAAATTATAGTTGTTCATATTCCAACTTGTATTGACAGCATGACTGACATTATAAAAACAAAAATCATCTGACATTTCAATATGGCCTGCTTGTGTAGATGCACAAGCAGCTCCAACAATTCTAATTTTGTTGTAATTTATGCCCGTAGCAATAGAATATGTGCCATCTTGAAACTGAATCATTAAATCTGTTTGTGATCCCCCACCATTTACAAAGGGAGTTGCATCCGCATTGGATAAAATAATACCTTGCCAAGCATTGGTTTGGTCAATTGCCCCAGAACCCTGTGTGAGTGTGCCATCTACAAAGAACCATGTCATTAATTCTGTGGTTCCACCAGCAGGGCCAATTTCAAGATCATGGAAATAGTCCCCTGCTGTGATTGTGATTAGTGCTGTTCCAGATCCTGTGTGCTGGACTTTTCCAGTATCTCTGGTAAAAGTTCCAGCACTTGAATCCCAATTTCCTTGAAATTGAATTAAAGAAGTATCTGCATCAATAACACCATTTTGTTGAATAGTGATATCTCCAGAAACAACAATAGCAGAATCACGACACTTTAGTTGAGATGTTCCATATGCTCCGGGCCTACCTGATGTAAGAATAGCACACTCAATTCCAAAATTATTTGCAGATGTATCCACAATGCATCCCCAAGCAGCATCACTTGTGGTAAATGTAATATTTCCTGTTGTAACAAATGCCCCATTAATCATGGTATATGTCATATCTGCAACGGCAGCCGAACTGGCTCTAAATTGTGTAGTAGTAATAGAATATATACCTGTTAAATCTACATTTTGATTAACAGCAGATGAAAATATAAGAATCCCACCCCCTAACACCGTGCTTTGATTATCCCATAAAGGCATAGAGTTTGTATTAATAACAAAAGTATTATCAAGTTGAAGAGAACCAGTAATAATAACAGCACCGCCCGATTGTGTATATGCCCAAATTCCTGAATTAGACATGGTTACAGTCCCGCTTGCTGTTAAATTCCAAATATAGTTTGAAAGGGCTCCTAACGTTAATGTGCCAGTTCCGGTTATTTCAAGAGTTGATGTATCGTATGTAAAAGTCCCAAGTAAAAAATCCATATCAGTAACAGATGTAATATCTGATGTATTGGCATCAATTTTACCATCTGTTGAGATAGTAATATAAGCACCCACATCAATATTCCTATCAGCGGCTGCCCCACTATCGTTAGTATCAAGCGTGCAAACATTACCCCCACCATTACCATTAATATATAGATATCCTGTGCAAACCAGAGTGCCATCTAATATCTCTTTATTGTTAACAGCGTTATATGTTCTAACAACAAGATTATGGTATTGCCCATTTCCAACTGCAGCCTCACCAGACACATCTTGGGCACCAGCACCACTATAGTTATATCTACAATATCCTGTGCCAGCCCCAGTATCTTCAAAACCATTAGAATTAGCAGCATTAAATATAACCATCTGACCGGGACTATTCAGATCCCAATCATATCCAACATGGTCAATCCATGCTCCATCTCCAAAAGTTAGGAGCAAATCCTGACTAACATCTGCTCCCTGTGTAACTGTAAATCCGCCTGCAATTGTGATATTATTTAGTTTATCAGTTGTGCCATTACTTGTAAATGTCAAATTTCCATCAAAAACTATGGTGCTTGTGCCATCCGTAAATTTACCATTAGCAAGTTCACTATGGTTCCAATTACCAGAACAGTTAATTTGCCCCCCACCACAATCAATCTCATTGTCATTATTGCCCCCATCATCATAGACCACAAGGCCACCTGCATCTATGTTATGGTTGCCTGCCCCGGGGGTTCCAAAATCAATTTTACCTCGGTTGGCAGTATATCCTGATTGACCAAGTTTAACACCATATGCACTAATTATATGAGTATTACAATCAAGTATTGATAGGGCCCCATCACCACAAACCGTAAATACAGACCACGAACAAGTAACATCACCTGATAAAGTTGTGGTCCCTGTGCCTCGTATTGTGCAATATGCTGTAAATGTAATATCAGCAGCAGGCCAAACCTCTGCAACATATGTTGAGAAATAACTTATACTTGTTTTAGCAATAGTTACTCCAGCACCGCAACTATTAAAACTACCCCCAGCATTAATAACAAAATTCATGTTACTGGCAAGGGTTAAGGTAATAGCTGCTGCTAAATCAACATCTCCATATATGTTTGGACTGGTTCCTGCAAGTGTGCAGTTTGCTTGAAATTCAATATTATTAAACTCATTTGAGCTTGCGCCAAAGGTAACTGTTGCTCCAACTCCAGAAAATATAACTGATGTTGTGCCATAAGTAAATGTGCCACTTGTTGCGGTCCAATTTCCATTACAATCAATCTCAGAACCACCAACACCATCTAATAGTGTGGCATTTGCACCTATGCTACCAATTCCATTAATATCTATATCATGGGCATTTAAGTCCATTATTTGAGTATACCCTAAATCAAATAATCTGAAACCAAGACATACAATATTTCCGGCAGCAGTATACACTATTCCAGATGAAGCGGTTTGAAAATCAAGTTTGTTTCCATAATTAACAGCATTTACAGTTGTTGCCACATTATCTAATGAGTTCCAAATAAAATATTGGGATGCTCCTGTGTTTGTGATAGTGCCAGCAGTATATGTAAATGGTGCTCCTGTTCCTCGTAACCTAAAATTACCATTTAATTCAAAAGTGCCAGAGGTCATAGTAAGTAATGTTACTCCACCGTTTGCAATAACACTATTACCACCACCTGCAGAATCAATTTCTAAATGATATAGGTTAGAAACCCCAGAAGCAGGACCAGATGGATAATATGTTGCATCTGCTGTAGCTGCCGTCATTCTAAATTTACCAGTTCCTATTGTTACGGTTGTAAGATTAGAGAAAATCGCATCTCCATCACAGGTAACGATGCTAGTTCCCATATTGACAGCAGAATTACCATTATCAACATAACTGGTCAGACTATTTATAGTATGACCAGTTCCGGCATTATATGACCCAAAATCAACAATACCTTCCCATGTTGGTTGAGCTCCTGATCCAACATATAAATCATCGCAATCTAATTTAAATGTTGCCATATCCAAACTAGAAATTACAGCCCCCCAACCATATATAGCAACATTTCCTGTGGTTGTAATTCCTGTTTGGGCTGTTATAGTATGCGATCCATTAGTTCTAAAATTTAACGAGGATGCCCCAAAATCATCATTTCCAGACGGCAAATTTCTATTACCACCGGGGAGAATATGATAACTTCCACTAACAATGCTTGCATTGGCTCCATAAATAAAAGTGCCACCCCACGCATAATTTGTTGTTACTCCCCCTGTAAAAGATGTAGCAACATTATCTACTAAATTCCAATCATTTGCAATAGCAATAGTTTGACCAGCACTTGTAACTGATCCTGCATTGATTTTTACATCATAATATGCAGCTGAATTTGCCCCTACTGTCCATGTCTTACCAGCACCGGTAAATGATAATTCCCAATCATTAGTGCTTCCATTGGTTATGGCACCAGCACTCGGATTAAAATTACCAGCACAACTAATTAAGTGTCCACTATTATTGGGATTAACTATACCGTTAGCTGCAATAGTTAAATTGCCAAAATAACAGTCTGCCACAACGGTTACAGTTAAAGCACCACTTGTAACACAACTACCGAAAGACTGGGTATTCTCATAGTTTCCCCAATTACCCCCACCATCTACCGTAATATCTGCATTTGTGCCTAAGGTGAAACCGCCAAGACTTGCTCTGATTTCATAACCACCACCAAGATTAAAGGCAACTGTGGGGTGATTCCAATCTACAGTTTCGGCTCCAGAACCAGCAATATCAATCCCAATACTAGCAATATCGAGGGTTCCAAGTTGATTTGTAACCCCAAAATTTAGATCTCCACCATTAAGGTCAATATCAAACCCATCAAGTGTCCAAGTTCGACTTGCCCCATCATCTTCAATATCAAGTTGCTCATCAACCGTAATATAAACAGTGTCGCAACTTGTGTTAGCATTAAAAGTAATGGTAAAAGCAGCTCCGCTGTCGCTGCTTTCATCAATATAAAAATCATCCCCAGGCTGTAAAATCCTACCAAATGTGCCAGCAGCCCCACCACTGGTGGCTGACAAATGATTCACATCATCATTAATAGAACCATCGCCAGCAACCCAGAACGCATCTGCGTTCCCATTACTCGCATGAATAGCTTTGTTAGTTAATAACCACTCTCGAATAAAATCTGCATCTGTAATAACACATAACTCGGACAACTCTTCGCAACTATCATCTGTCTGTAAAAATATGTTATCCTTTGAACAGATATTTATCATATATATAATCTTAAATATTCCCTGTATAACTACATGAATATCTTTAATTGGTTTAGTAATGACACAAGAAGCACAGTCAGGCAAAACAGCGGTATCACTAGATGAGGGCACCTTGCCCGAATCCCAGTTCCTAGCATGGTGCCAAAGACCTATACCCTGTTTTACCCAACTATGTTTCATTCTGTCCACTCTTCTTCTTCGTAATAATATCTTGAATATACTTGAGGAGATATATGGCAACTACACGCACACATATGTTCGCAACCACATTTAACACAGCATGTAGTTATTCTCATAGATGGAGTTGTGTGGCACTTGCACCTACAACTAACTTGACACCCACACTCATAACAATAGCTTTTAAATAATCCCATATTATCTACCTCCTCTTAATTTTTCTAACTCTCTAAATCGCTTGTATCTCTCAAGCTCTTCCATATCAATATTTGGGGTTTCTGGTCGCTCAGTATTAGCATATATATAAGCTACAAAAGCCCAACAAACCATACCCCCACCTAACAATATCCATGTCATCCATTCTGTGCTATTTTCTGTTTTTTGTCCTTGACAAGACTCGAACGAAACATCTTCCCCTTCAGATATAGAGTTATATGTTCTAGAGTCTACCTCATATATACTATCATCATCTAATTCAATATAATAGTGTTCATTATTTGATTCAACTGTATAGTGTTTTTCAGTAACTAAACCCTCTTGGTCAGGGGCATCGTATACATTATATATTGCCATGTATAGCCCACCAACTGATAACACAATAGCAGCAAATACAAAATGAGCTAACCACCGTTCCATTAAAACACATCCCAGTGAACTTTTAAATCAGGGGCTCGCCAACCACAGTTAGAGTTAGTACAATATAACATATATACTCCTTCAACAGCTGGGTGCCCACAACATGGACATTTTATCATTTTTCCTCCAATTCAATCTCAAGAATTGCTGACACAATTGGTAATTCTTCAATCATACCAACCATGTTATAAATATCAATAATATCATCTACATTAATTCTGTCGGTTTTCTTTGTCTTATCAGAATAGTCATCAAACTTTTCCCTGATAGCTTTACTTTTACCTATAACAAAGTGTAGTTCTTTGTTAGTAATTTTTTTGATATAGGCAATACCAATATCTGATTCATCACACGTTGTCATAATGTTTTTAGCAATCATAACATATGAATCCTTCGGTCTAAAATCCTCATCTTTCTTAGTTACCGTACTAGTTTTATCGTCTTCAAGCAATGTTTTAGCAGCGTTCTTAAACCCCTCATCAATAAGTTCTTTTGCCTTCTCATCTTTATTAACAACGTTGCCAGTGTCATCTATGACATCTTGACCGATATAATAACCATTCCAATCAATTTTGAGTTTAACATTCATATATTGTTTCACCCACCTTTTCCTTTCCCTCTCTGTGGCACATGTCTTTACTTTCCCATGTATATTAACCCGATACTTTTCAGAAAATAATCCACCGAGACTTGGGTGGTCAAAATAATCCCCTTCTGAGACATTACACCTTTTGGCATCTATTCGTTTCCCGTTGCGATAAAAATATTTGATATCAGGTATAGGTAGTGTAATATTATCCATACCACTACCTTTACATCGAATCTTATCACCCAATACTTCTAACACAACTACATACATTATTTATACCTCAAAGTTTTAAAAGTAACGTCTGCAACAATCCTCTCTGTATCTCCGACTCTATTTATAAATGTTATGTCTGTAATTATGGCAAATGCATATATATGGTCCACTATAGCTAAGGTATTAGAATCTTTTAATATTCTCACAACACCAGCTGGGTTACTATAATAGTTATAACCATCCCATGTGTCGCTATCGCATGCCAGCATGTGCCAATAAGTTAATTTCAATATTCCATCAAAGTTTGTAAATAACGTAACAGAAAATGTTTTATTCGTATGTTTGTGGGCAAATAATATATCTGTGGAGTCATCATTAGCATAGTTAGTTCTTTTAGGGTTAAAATATCCAATTGAAAAACTCTCTGCCATACTAGCATCGTTTTGAATTAGTAATATTTGTGATAGAGTATCATTAAATGTCCCGTCTCCAGTAGTATCACACTCTAAACTCCATGCCACTAAAATACCCTCATAACAGCTAATTGTCTTCTCCACTCATCTCTCATAATATCAAGGACCGACTCTTTTAACTCTTCAAGAGTTACAACGGCTCCGCTTTCAACTGTAATATTAACTACCATTTCACTTGCTGCGCTCATTCTAGCGTTTTCTTCTTTTGTTAAAATCCTTTCCCCTTCATGCACATAGTATGGCATATCTCTTGGCACATACGGTTCTCCACTAGCAGCAGATGGCATAGCATATGATCCGCCTATACTTCTCCACTTACTCATCTCTTCTTCCATCTCTGTCATTTCTTCTTCTCTTTTTTTCTTTTGAGCTTTTCCAGCCTCTCTACCATAGTGATAAGAAGCGCCAACAATTGCACTAGCTATAATTACTGCAGCAATAGCACCACCAATTCCAATTTTGGCTCCTTGGGCTGCCATAGATAACATTAAAAATGTAGCCATCGCAGCATTAACCCAGGCTATAGCTATAGATAACATAACCATTTCACCACTAAGGGCCCCCATAGATCCAGCTGCCATCATACCAGCCATATAAGCCCCAACGCTTGCCATCATAAGACTACCCACAGCTGCTCCAGCTGCACTAGCAGCTATCATTACGTTTTCTAAGCTTTTAGAATATATTACATTGGCTCCTGCACCTAATAAGGTAGTATCTGCCAACATTAATTGATATTGAGCAAATGCCTCAGCTAAAAACACTAAACTAGTCCACATAGGTTTTAAGAAACTAAAAATAATATATAACTCTAAGAAATTTGCATTTAAAAATGACAATGTATCAGTTAGTGTAATACCTACATTAGCAAACATAACTAATAAAGGTAAAAATGTATTTAAACTATCGAATAGTAGTTCTGTCAATCTAAGCATAATAGGTAAGTGAGTAATAGCTGCGTCGAAAAACATCATAATACTTTTTGTGATTTTCTCTGCTCCGCCTTTCCCAGCCTTGTCTAGCCAGAATAACAACACATTAAAAAATCTTTCTAGTTTCTCAACAACTTCCTGTTTCTTAAATACATCTGAAAACTGTTCACTAATTCTCTGAGTTATATAACTTAAAGACTCAATCTGTGCTTGAAATGTAGTATTGAAATAACTAGTGGCATCTCCTAGTCCAAGCATCAATTCATTATATCTTTCTGTGTGGCTGATAAGACCTAACCAAGACCTAAGTGCCCGAATACTAAATTGTTCTGCAGATGCCTCTAACACATGCATACTAACATCAATATCCTCGAAGGCATTAATGATACCCTCTAAGTTTAACCTACCATCTGCTGTAACAACTTGGACTGTAACGCCAAAGGATGCTAAAAACTTTTCCAACCGAGGAACATCCTCAATCATCTGAATTATCATCCTATTCAGGCCTCTGGCACCAATACCTGCCTCCATAGCAATATCTGACAGAACCCCCATCATAGCTGCAAGCTCCTCAAACGACAACCCAGCAAAATATGAAGTTGATCCAGCATATGTCAGTGCTTTATTAAAGTCAATAAACTCTGCCTGTGTTTGGTTAGCAACATACTGAAGCACAGCAATCTTATCATATGCATCATCTACACTAATATTAAATGCCTTAACAGACTTAATAACAACCTCCGCAGCTTCAGCATATGAAATTTGGTTGGCCACAGCAGCTCTCATAATAACATTATTTAATGTCATAATGTCATTCATATCTTGAAACCCTGCCCGAGTAAGCTGAACATATCCCTCAGCTATAACATCGGACGCTAATCCAATTTGTTTACCTGCCTCAGTACTAGCTTCTCCAAGAGCCCACATCTGTTTCTCTGTTAACCCACCAATAGCAGCAGCATTGACTAAAGACGTTTGCCAAGACTTGACTGCACTAGAAGCTATCCATACGGACCCAGCCATAGCAACAAAACCTACAGCAGCTAACTCTGCTATTTTAGTAATAATTGAGAATGCCTTGACTGTAGTTAACTTTAATCTATCAATCTCTGCAATTGCCTGGCGAGTATGAGCCATGACAAAAATCTCCGCTGCTGCTGATACCATACTTTAACCTCCATACATTGCTCTTCTAAATGCCCTTCTTTGGCTTTTAATAGTTAATCCTTCACTACCAAGGGCCAACGCTAGTAACCAATCTTTCATAATTTCTACAGTGATCCCAGTTTGAACGAGTTGCACAATATCTTTAGCTGCAGCCATAATAGACATATATCTATGGGTGGGTAATATCCACCATATTAAACTAAACCAATCAAACCCACCAGTGTCTTTTGTTGCCCCCATACTGATACTAGATTTACCAATCACTCCTATATTAGCGGTACTAATAGGCCCACTAACTCTGCTCCTAGTAATCCTAGATTTAACACCAGACCTTTTAGTATTTTCTAATATCTCTTTAGCAGCAAACACACTGGCATCAAATCCTATTTTATAATCAATAGCTGCTCGCCTTAGTGCAGGTATAATAAATGACTTCTTAGGAACCCCCCAACCAAATTCCTGCAACCAAACATATCCGACACCTTTACCTTTTTTAGGTCCAAACTTTCTAGGATAATTTCCAAAATACTGTCCTAGCTTTAGTTTGATAGTCCATATGTCATCTCCCCATATTGCAGATTGTTGCATCTTACCATATATATATGATCTGGTGCCTGTATCTAAAACATCTTGAGGATACCACCTTAAGTTATTAATAGAATCCTCAAGGTTCCCATACTGAACAAGGTGCTTAGGATAGTATCTTCCATATGGTGTGGATTTATCTTGCCACCTACCACGCCCTTTTGCGTGATATTCTTCCCATATATATGTGTGGATAGGCGGAAGTTGGGACTGGCCCGCTAAAAACATATCTGTTCGCATAGAAGAATATGCAGGCCAGTGTGTATATGCCCCCTTCCAACCTTCTCCAATAGTGTCGCAGGAGGGAGTAATCCTATCATGAATCTCAACGGTAAAATTAATACCTAGTGATTTATTATAGGTTCCTGCTTTAGTTTGGGGGAGAAACCCCCCTCCCATTTGTTTAGCCGTCAGTGTCATTAAACTACCTTGTGGATTTTTCAAGTTCTTTTTGAGCCTTTTTCAAGTCTCCTCCTGCGTTCACACCCCCTTCTGATGTAGCACCATGCAGAGGGGCCTCAATTTTTTCAATATAAGTGCTGAGTGCCTGTGTTACACCCACAAGTAGTTCTGGTTCCATATATTCTAATGACCAAGTATCTGTAATAACCTCATCTTCCATAGTATATTCAAACTTATACTCTATTATCTGACCATTACATTGAATTGGTATAATCTTTTTCGGTATTCTGTGCCTAAATATCAGTGATCGCTTCAGTGGTATCCCCCACTTCATACATGAAATCAGTATGTTCATTTCGGCGGGGTTAACTTGAAATCCGATAACAGTTGTTCCTGTCGCTCTTTTGAGACACCTTGTAATTCAAGAAATGCAGATGTTAAGCCGTGAGCATCTGTAGGGTTAAGAATATCAGTTATAAAATCAATATACTCGCTTTCTCCCCATGTTTCTTCAACTGGGTCGCCATTAATAGCAACCAAAAACTCTGAGAGTTGCCACGCTAAGAAAGCATATGAGTTATCAGATAACTTTTCCTGATATAACTTAGCCTTATTAGAGATCAGTTTGCAATCTCCCAGAGTTGGTCTCCTAATAGTAAAAACATTTCCGCTGTCTAACTTATATTCCTCAAACTCTGGTAATCTATTATATAAATCCGAGATACTATTTTTTTTACCTTTGGGCAAAAAATCACCATATATTTCTTGTTCAATTCTATATATAAACTTTACTACGAGTAACTGTGCAGATGAACCCAAGGACTCGCTTTAGCAGCGTTTGTGATCTCAATAGTTCTAGCGTCCTCAAACTTAACAGTATATCTTTGAGCTTTCTGATAGCCAGTTTCACAAGATAAACTCATCCTACAGTTATGTAATATGTATAACATCTTACCTGTTCCGACATCGTCTTTAACTTCAATCTCAACGCAATATCCTGTAATGTCATAGTCATGTCCACTACTGGCAACTGTATCATCTAATACGCTATATGTTCCAGCATGGCCAGCACTGACATCAGAAAGACCATATGGGAAATTTAAATGAGCATATTCCCAATTAAATGCATCTACTGTAGTAAGATCACCAGTATCAGCATCATCAAAAGCCACAAATGTAATACTAACTGAACCGTTGTCTCTAATCTCTCTTCGCTTTATATAATTATCATCAATTGTTTGGAACTCCTCAGTGTCTTTTTGAAACACATCAAGAGTAGCAGACTCTACTAAAGGTATAGTATAGAGCGTAACACCAGTAGCGCACCCAAGTCCAAGTCCGCCAACTCTAGTTGCATCCTCAGCATTAGCAGCAGTAAGTGTAACGGCTGTTGTAGAGTTTTCTCCAACTGCCTCTAATCCCACACCAACAGAAATCCGTGAACCATCCAAAATAGTCTTTGCCATAATTAAACCTCCGTTATTGTATAACCTTCATACATAAAACTAATTTTTCCTCTTAAAGCCTTTTCACTACCCATCTCAATACTTCCAGGCATTATCCAGACTCTATTAAATACATACTTCATATAAACCGACTCATCTTCATTATAAACTCGAACTTCTAAATCAAGATGATTTGCATTATATTGTCTCATCCAGAACCAAGGATTATCGTCTCCAACATTTCCATCAATAGTACAATCATCTCCCCCAGCTCCATCAACCTCAAGAGTCAGAGTATCAATTGTCCCAGGAACCATAGATCCAGAATATGTTGTAATGCTACCTTCGGTAGATCCACCACCAGTAGTATATAAAGTATATAAATTAAAACCATCTGTTAAATCTGCATTATTAATATATCTAATAACATTAGAGTCTGTTCCAGTTATTTTAATATGTCCAGTAGACATATTTGCGGTGAGAGATAACTTAAGGGCAATTTTATCAATTTCCTCACCTCGAACAGTATATGTAAGAGTTTCAGTTGCCCCACCTTGCACAATATTTGTCCCAGAACCTGTGTCATCCGTTTGCTGATGATACATATATCTCTTCATATTACCATCAGTACCAACCACTAAAGAATCACTTGTAATATCCCACGTATCTGCATCTGCAGTTGTAGCATCCCAAGATCGGTGGCCTAAAACATATGAAATTAACTCCATCGTTCCATAACCATCGTCGGCATCTCCAGCAACAAATACAATTTCACCATCACCCTCATCTTTAATTTTTCTTCTCCTTGGGTACTGGTCATCTAAAACTTGAATTTCCTCAAGTTTATTTCCATGAGTAAAGCTAAGGCTTTCTATTAAAAGCTGCCTATACCCATTAAGGTAAAAATGAACAGTTTTTCCACCAAGTATTTTCTTTACCATGCTTCACTCTCCTATAATGTCTCATCCAGTATTTCAACCAGCCACTGGCACCTTGCCTCGTATAAAAGGTCATTATTTTCCTTTTTTGACCCAACTTCTATAATACTTAAGTCTTTCCTACTCACAATTACAGCACCTGAATTTGTAAATGTCAGCGTGCGTAAAAATTTCTTATGCTCTTGTAAAATATATCCTATTAACCTATCTCCTGACTCAGAAATATCTGTGATAGTAGTCTTATGGTCTATAACAAACCTGAAAACAAAATTAATACCAGACTTAGTTTGGCCTGATAAAAATGTGGGCCCATCGTTTATTATACCATATCCAATCATAACATAAGGTGTTTTGCAATAATAGTCGCTACTTTGAGCATCGTTATAGTCATAAATATTAAAATTTTCGAGATATTCTGTGCTATCGTCCTGAGTTGTAAGTTGCGCTTTAATGTCGTCCAACACATCGTTCCATGATACATTTGCCATTACCTATCCCTGCCTGATACACTTTGATTAGCATCAACTGATCTAAAACCACCTTCTTTTGTAGAGTCTCCAACCACACATGTCATATACGCATCTGGCGTATCATGTAGTTTATCGGCTGGAATATAGTATGCTAACTTGTCATTAAACACAACAACATCATCATATACAACCGCCATAAGTTGCCAAGCGTTTCTTAAAAACTCATCTGGCACAGGAAAATCACGACTATTTCTTATAGTAAAATTCATCCTATGTGTGGTCCAAGCAAAGTAAGCTGTGATGTTGGCACAAATATGGTCAATTATATTACCTACATCTGTATCATTAATCTCCACAGTTCCCACTGTCCCAGCAGTATAATCAGATATTGTATAATCTACCCGACACATCTTATTAAGATATTGTAAACCTAATGGTATATATGTAGCTTGTAAATTTACATCAGGGATATCAGTAGTATCTAACTCTGAAATATTTCTAAACATTGTGTTGATATTATCTACAGCCAACTATTACACCTAACCATTTTCAATGTGATATTCAATACCAATTGTAAAACGCATGGTTCCTGTAGAAATACATGTTTTCAAAACAACATCTCCAACTGCTAGTGCAGTTTTATCGCCATACGGACTAGACATAGTAGTTCCATTTGCTACATAAGTTTCGGCTCCGCCAAGTGTTTGAGATTCCTGTGGAAGACCAAACCCCACATTAAGAGCAAGTGGATCTATTGGCATTAAAATCGGTTTTATACAGAGCACTACATTAGTATATTGACCATTTTCTCCATGATAGCGTGTAAACCAGTTAACTATAGATGAGGCTGCAGGAATTAATCCAAAAGTTCCCGCCTGTGCTATTGCCTGTTGAGTAAGTTGAGTTGCAGTTAATACAAACCGAATTGCATATCCAGCAGTTGTTGATCCTGTATTAGCTGTGTGCGCTACCGATACCCAATCAGTAGGCATAACAAATTTTACAGTACCATCTTGTTCAAGTGAATCAGTAGCGCTGATTGACCCGTCGGTAATAATAGTTAAATCAGACCAAGTATTTGCAGCAGTAGCATATTGCCATTTTCCGCCTGCTCCTCCCCAAGTTGTTCCAGTAGCTACATCAACATTAAATACGTTAAATTGTGTAGGAGCAACTAATATTGTGGCGTCTCCAATCTCTTCACCAGTAGCAGAAACAGTTAGGTTTCCACCAGCTGATATAACAGATATGGTATCTGTTCCCCCACCATAGTCATAAATATATACTAGATGACTAGCTGGAATATCATAAATAGTTTTAATTACGCCAATATTAAGATGCCCATTAGCACCAGAAGCTGCACCAAAATTAATATGACCACATATATCATCAATAACAACATGACCAATTGTTCCACTAGTTGGAGTATTGTGGGGCCAGTTTGTCGTATCTGATTTATCAACTAATAAAAATCCAGTTGTTGCTGAAACATCATCTATTGATAAAAACTGCTTATATGATTTATGATAAGCCATTTTAGTTGCCCCCATGCTTCATACGAATATGTGTTTTACAACCTCTAGCTGTTTTAAACTTTTTCCCGCAAATAGGACAAGTTTTTGGGTCGTCTTCTATATCTTCTAAAACTGCTCGAATTTTTTCTTCAACCTCATAAGGAACAGGAGCCGAGCCTTCTTCATAGAGTTTAATCTCAGTAGGCTCTTCTCCTTCCTTAGGAATGCGGAGTGCATTTCTCTCGGTCTCCAAAACTCGACCAGATTTAAATCGAATTTTAGCCATTTATTATTCACCTTTTATTATTATGCCTCTACCATTTTCATATGGAAAGACACACCAGCATATTCTGTGGTTCCATCTTCCTGCGTAACGAGCACACAAATCTCATCTCCAGCAGTAATCGACTCAGCAATATCAGCAATATAGAAATGCCGATTTTGTTTGGTCCATGTCTGTTCAGCGCCCCAAGTATTCTGAGTAATATTATGCACGCAGAACTTAGTATCAGCATTTGCAGCTGAAATAGTTCCAGCATGGATATTTAATTTAGACAAAGTGCCCGCCATATCATATCTATGCCCCGTATTGGCTGTAATTCCAACAGGTATTAAACCTCGACCACCAGCATGAGCAATTGCAGGCTGTGTTAGCTGAGTTGCTGTAATTCTATATCGAATAGCATATCCAGCAGCTAATGTAGCTCCTGTATTAGCTGTATGAATACCAGACCACCAATTGGTAGGCGGAATAAAGGTCATTACACCATCTTGAGACATTGCTCGCAGACCAGTAGCTTCATCAATAGCATCAGTATTATCTTCGATAAATGTAAGCGTAGCAAAAGTATCGGCAGCAGTAGCATACTCCCATAATCCACCATTAGCGCCCCAAGTTGCTAACTGTGAACTTAAGAAATTAACAGCAGCAAATTGACTTGTGCACACTAGAACAGTAGCATCACCAACCTCTTCAGCAGCTTCCTGTAAAGTTCCACCATTACTTAAGTCTGTATATGTGTCTGTCCCAGTTCCATAATCATACCGATATGTTTTATATGCAGTATCGACAGTATAGATCTCAGCAGACATACCACCAACATATCCACAAGCAACCCCATTATCGGCAACAATTCCCCAAGTTTCGTCTAAGGAAACCACAGAATCGAAGATTCGACCAGGCAAGCTTGTACTTGTAATAGCTGTGCCAGTAAGTGCTCCAGTTGTAACGGTCCGTGTACTATCGAAAGCAATATCACCATCTGCATCAAACAACACAGCATCTGTAGGTGTCCCACTAATTTGCTGTGTAATAGTAACATCAATATTCTCTGCCCCTGTTCCAGTAGCCGTAGCAGCCACTAAAATCTGAGCATTAACATCAGCATCTGTGCAACTAGAATCTTTTAAATCCAGACTAGGAGTTGCAGACTCAACAGATAAAGTAGAAATATTATCAACAGTTCCGCCATTAATATCCACAGTAGTTACTGCTCCAAGGTCGGACCAAGTTCCTGTAAGAGAACCCCCACCATCAGCAACAAGTGGTCTACCAGTTCCGAAAGTAATATTACCATCAGCGTCAGAAGTTAAAAACGCTGTAGGAGCGCCCGCAATCTGTTGACTGAATGTAACATCAACATCTTCGGCACCGGTTCCGGTATCTGTAGCTTGTGCGAGGATAGTAGCATTGGCATCTGCATCAGTACAGTCTGTATCCTTAAATGTTAATGTAGGAGCTGCCCCCTCAATCGAAGCAGATGTTACGATAGCTGAAGATGCCGAAGCAGCTCCAAGCGTTGTTCCATCAATAGAACCTCCATCAATATTAATTGTAGTAACATCACCAAGATCAGACCAAGTTCCAGTAAGGCTTCCGCCTCCGTCTGCAACCACTGATCGACCAGATCCAAGAGTAATATCGCCATCTGCATCTGATGTTAAAAATGCCGTAAGTGTTCCAGCAATTTTCTGTTTAAGTGTTACATCCACATCTTCAGCAGTTGTAGATGTATCAGTAGCAGCAGCTAATACCTGAGCACTAACTTCGTCGTCAGTACAGCTAGTATCATAGATATCTAAACTAGGAGTTGCGTGTTTAATATTGATAACACCAGCTGATGTCTCAATAGTACCAGCTGTGCTAGTAATATCACTAGCAGCAACTATATCTCCATCTGTATTAAAATCAAAATCTCCAGCACCTGCATTAATAAGACGCAGCGTATGTCCTGCGTCGTTAACATTAAAATCAAGCTGGTCATTAGTGGCATCATCATCAATCACAACATCAGCCAATGTAATTGTTTCTCCGCTATCAAGCGTAATTGAATCAATCACCATATCATTGATGGCCATAACAACAAACTTTCGCCACTTACTATGACGCATATGTTTATTTGTTAAAGGTCCACTAAATCCAGCAACGGTTAAACTCATTTTAATTCACCTCTATTTTTTTTGAGCTAGCTTATATATATAAACATTCTTGACGCTCTTTTTTAAAAAAAGAACATTAGGTGGATTATACCCATCCACCCAAGGGTCATTCTATTTGTTGTAGAAAGTATTTAGATACTTTCTGCAGATCTGAATCCACCATAAAGCACAAGTTTCTTAGGATACCAAACTTTATTGTTAATGGAAAGATGCATATTAGCTTCGAACTCGCCCTCTCCCTCAGGAACGAACTGGCTCTTAGTCATAAAGTCCCAACCACTAACAGTCCCACCACGAGACCAACCATGCCAATTATCTAAGAAATACTGATATCCTTTGAAAGGCACATCTGTAGTATCATACATAAGACAAAGTCCATACCCAGTAGACACGTTACCAATATCAACTGTTCCAGTAGGCAGTCCACGATCAGCAGGCCTAAACGTTAAACCGAACAGCGAAGGCACTGTAATTGCATCAAGACCAACCTTGTCGTAATAGATACCATCATCCCTAAGATACCGATATAATGCACCCATAGAGATACTATCTAAAAGTGCCACCGAAGTTGAAGGGTTCATCGTAATTGTAGTATCAGATGTTCCCTGAACCTTCATCTGGTTTTTCATAATCATTGCAATCCGTGTGAAGTCATCAATAGGGTCGCCATTATTGGCATCCCACTCATAACCATCAACCTGACCGATACAAATCATATCTGTGGTTCCACCAGAACTACAATATCCACCATTCATATTAGTATCAAGGAAAGTATCAAACACGCCACTATCAGCCCAAGTAACAGTAGATGTCCCCGAAGAAAGTGTATCACCTGTAATATCCTGATACACTTTTTTCTCAATCCAATCTCCACACCAATTTAACATATGCTTCTTAATCCGAGAAACACCATTAAATGAGTTTTGTCCCCGAGGAGAAACCATAGTCTTAAATGCTCGACCAGTAATAAACCCAGATCCAGTTGTAATCTCAGACACAGTGATAGAAGGAACCTGAGCTCCAAACTGATACACTGCGGGAAACTTTTTCCCAGAATCAGAGCCAGGCGGGGTATGAATCTCATACAAGAAACTCTCATCATTAAGAGTCTCAACGGGCGGAATAGCCCCAAGCACTAACTCTGCTTCCATATATTCTTGCCAATCTGCGAGCCAGAGCTCAGGATGGAAAATCGCCAGAGGCGAATCACCCTGAAAACCACCCATAGCCCCACGATCATCTGCGTAAGCCATTTTTTAATCACCTAACCTTATATCGAACTTCTAACTGAACCATTAATCCGTCCACATTAGTACCATTAGCACTAACATCTAAAGCAATTAGTTCTCCAGCTGCAAAAGTCGTAGCTGCATCAGGAACCACACCTTTAGCTGTTGCACCAAAATCAGTCTTATCCGAAGACCAAATATCTGCCCCTGCAACTGCAATATTAGCCGAAGCATCTCCAGAAGCTGAAGTTGCCTTATATCGGACATACATAAGTTCACCAGCATATGGAGCCAGGAACAAAGGATATATCACTTGCTCTAAAGCGGTTGCCCCTAAGTTAGCTGTAATAGTCTGATCCCGAGTCATCTCGGCCTTAATCATAACCCGAATATAATTACCAGCACCAGCAGCTGCACTAGCAGAGTCTAAAGCATATCCAAAACCAAGATCTCCAGCAGGAGCCTTATCAACATATGCCCCATGACACGCAGTATCCACAACAGCAGTGGCTCCAATAGAAACTGGATCACCAATCACAATTGCAGAATTAGCCGGATCAACTGTGCATAAGATAATATCTCCGGGTGTAAAAAAGTAACAATTTCCTGTCCTTCGAGTTACACCACTAGTGTCGCCCTGAGGGTAGTCAATAGCAATACCAACTACCTTAGCGCCATCGTCATCAGCAGCAACTTTCTGAAAAGCGTTATCAGCACTTGTATATACCTTAACAAAATTACCATCCTTTATCGGAACAGTGATGGTATAACCATCCTGTCTAACTCCAGATCCAGGCAAATGAATTGTAGCAACAGAAGCGTGCGTGCCTTCATACCAATCCACCGTAAAAATCTTATTGCTGGTAAGATATTCTCCAGCATATGTTCCATAATTTCCCATCTTATATCTCCTTAGTAGTATTTCTTAAATAAATCTTTATGTTTCTCCAGAGCTTCTTTAGCGAGCTTTACTTGTTCTTCAGTAAAATATTTCCAACCGCTTTTATACTTAGAAGCCATGCTGATTTCCTGTAACTTCGTCATCTGCTCTTTCTCTGGAGTTGATGTGTTCCTCTCAGGAGGCGGAACTCCGGCATCTAATACTTCCTCTTTGACTTTGTCTGTAGTTGTTGGTTTATTAATATTAGACAGTTTGACTGCCTGTTCTAAAATAGCCATATCAACAACATTGATGTCAATCCCACCTTCCACCATAATATTTTTTGCCGAATCCGACAACTCATTAATTAACTTAGTTCTTTGCTCATCTTCATACTGCTTAATTTTTTCCATAGAGTTAGCAAGTTTAGTTTCCATGTCCTCAAGTTTCTTCAACTTAAGTTCAAGTTCCTTTTCCTGCTTCTCCTTTTCAATCTCAGTATGTTTGAGTTTCTTCATAAGTTCTTTAGCAATGTCTGGATCATCTTTTGGATTCAGTATAACTTTTTTCTTTTTCTCTTCTTCAACCATAATATCTGCCCCTAACAAAATCATATCACCACTCTCAAATGGTTTTCTAGATTGAATATCATCACTATTCACAATTGTAATATGATCGAGATCATAATCCATGATTAAGCCATCTTGAACATCGTTCGTCTTTAACCCAGGGGAAATTCCCTTAACATCGACATCCTTTTCGACTTCAATAATGGCAACAGGAATCCCATTCTCATCTAAATCAATACTGAGAACACTCCCTATCCTGTCATTGGAATGGTTGAGAGTAACAGGAATTTCTCCCTTAAGTGCCCGCTCACGATTTTGAGACAGGGCTAATACATGAGAAGAAGGATGAATCCCAACATGATCCTCTTTATCTGAATCATGGTATGTAGTATTGAGATCCAAAAACTTAACCCGATATTTCTTAGACATTTACTCACTCTCTCTAATCTACAATTACATAATTGTGGCAATTACTTCCAAAATAACTACCATTGTAGCGATTAAACCGGCGAAAACTTTCCCTTTTCCCTCATAAATGTGGGCACTTGTGTCTTCTTTGTGGGCACTGAGTTCTCCCTTCACTTCGCCAACTTTTTCATGTAATTCTTGGATGTCGTCTCTAAAATCACTAAATTCACTAGTGATGGCCTCTAAAAGTTCGTTATTAGTAATATCTTCTTCACTCATTGTTTCTCCCTCTTTGTTCCTGTTGCACTATCGTTATCACTACCCTTTTCGCTTTCAGGGTTCCTTTTTTGTCCACTTGTGCGACTCTTAGGTTCTTTAAGGCCAGCATTTGCTTGCCCTAACTCTTTCTCAATATCTTCAACATATGTGAATTTCGATGTGCCGTATCTCCTTTTAAATTCCTCTGGATTAAATCCAATCTGACTCTGTGCCCACTCTCTGGGCACTATGCCCCCCTGATATAATGCGATAGCCTCTTCAGCCCGCTCTAACCACATCTCATATGGGGGGTCATGCACAAGATAAACTTGTCGCTTCTTAATGACATGAGGTTCAATAAATTGCCGGATAATTTCCTCAGCAACATATTTTTTAATTGGTTGCATCAGTTCGAAAGCCTTCCACTCTTGTCTTTTGATTAAAGACTTGTTAGCCCCATCTTGCCTAATGATACCAATAGCCATATAGTAATTCAACAGAACTACAGACATAAGGGGTTCGATAAACGACATGATGTGTTCCAACTTCCTAGCTGGAGTCCCACCACTAAGTGAACCCATATATCCAAGTTCGTGATGATTATCAATAATTCTAATATCTCCCTTAGCTGGATTAGCTCGACTCCAATTTTCCTGAAGTGTTTTTCCAGCTGCCAACTTATCTTCTTCCTTCACATAGTTACTAAAGTCTGCTCTAATAACCCTCTCAATAGTCATAAAATTCTCTGCTCCAGCAGGAATATCTTCTATTGTAATTTTATATAGCGATTGTAATGCGTGATAACACTGATGAGCGATAGCGAATCCCCAAGGAGTTTCTGGCCTATTAAACGGTCTCAGTATAACAAACTTCTTTGACTTGCCATCATTATATTTCCATGTGTCAGAGATGGCATCTCCAGTACCACTATACTTCCACTTCTCATCCCACGTCCTTTCATCTCTATCAACTTTGAAATCAGGGGTATAAAATATTCGCAACCCCTTAACACCGCCAAGGTTTGTTTTAATTTTCTGGGCAATCCCTGTCCCATACTTTAATGTGGTCCTACCTAACTGCCATATCTTATTATACATATTGTGGTCCCGCCAATATTTCTCGACAGCCGGAGCCCCCTTTCCCTCAAAGTGATAATTTGCAAACAGTTGATTATTAATAAAATCAAGTAGATAGGTAAACCAAGGATTTACTAAATCCTCTTCATCCCACGCCTGAAAATACTCCTGTGGTCCAAACTTCGCATAATCATAAATCTCATACACACTAAACCTAGTGCTCTCTTGTCCACCAGCAGTATCATCTCTAAACTTATTAACCCACCCAGGTCTAGACGTTCCTCCAGACCTGCGACCTGTTGCCCCAACAAACATGGTGGGCTTATCTTCTTCATCTTGCTTTTTTTCTTCAGCCATAAACTAATCCCCTATATATGACATCTATAATCTTCTTCGGTTTTCTTATAATTAAATAATCATATCCAAACCTTTTGGCTACCTTATACAGCATGTCATTCTGTTGGGCATTATCAGGCTTAGACGACCAAGACAATATCACTCTAACTGTGGTGAGTGGCACACCTGTCCATTCAGATATTTTATTATATGTTTGAGGTTCCCCACGTCTCCTTGCTACCTCAGCTAAAATCACAAGGCAATCATTTTCTAATCTATTAAATTTATCTTTCTTCATTATAACACCATTAAACTAGGTGGAGATCCCCTTCCTTTTCCAGCAAGCCATAAACTCGCTTGCATAGCAGCTGCCAAAGTATGACCAGTATTTGGATATAGCTTATATCTTTGGTCCGAACTTTCCTCTGCCTTTGTTTTGTAGTGGTCATTAAACCAAGTAGACCAAAACTCACTTGGGTTCTGTGGAACAATCCAATTCCCTTGCTGAACTTGGCTCCTATGGTTGACCATCATCTCATGTTTGGTGGCATGGTTAGCCCAGTACACACCAAACGAATTTTTCTTCCGCTCCACTTCACACGCATAAAATTTATTTCTAGGGATAAGTTTATCCCCATGTTTAACTAACCCATATACAAACTCCCGACTCCTAGTGATATCAATGTATATGGTATTAGGATTATATAGTAAGTAGTATCTCTGGATGGCCTCTCTTAGTGGGTCATTGCCTCGACTCATGTCTCCAGATGATTGAATCTCGTGCCAACCAATAACTCTAAGAGCATATTCTTCCATCCCCGTTTTCAAAACAGGATCACAAACTAATATTACTGTAGGGTCTCCAACAAACCCTAAATCAATTGACATAACCCTATCACCAACATCTCTGATATTGTGAGGTTGAGTTAGTCTGCCATCAGCCCGAGAATTATTATATAGCCAATTTTTAGGGAACACTCTATTTGATCCAGATGGAAACTCTGCTAGATTCTCCATAACAAATGAATCATAGTTTTTACATACTTCGTCGCACTTAAAACTTGCCCGCCTAGGGTCTGGGGGAATAAATGTCCCACCATCTTTATAAAACTTTGGACAATAGCCTGTCCTCCCATATTTGCAGGGAATATTAAACTTAATGAATCGCCTAGATATCTTATCTCTGGCAGTTGCCCCAAACTCTATATTCTCCCAGCAGTTTACATGGATGAAGCCCGCTATACCCGCCTCTATCAGCGTATCCATTTCTGTTTCGATATCTGGATTATATTCTAACTTAGGTGTTCCCACATATATAATCTTAACCTTGATTCTTGCATTCGATTGGATAGGCTCAATAAGATCATCAATAGTTTTCTTATCTAACAGCGGAAACTCATCAATGATACAGTGCCCACTTATACCTCTCTTCGTGTCTCCACTGTGTGCCTGACTGAGTGTCATAGATGATATTCTTGATTTGTTCCTTCCGAATGTGATGCTCTCCTTATTAAGTTCTCCCCCTTTGTTAGGCATCACGAAGTTTTCCCTCAAGTATTCATTCCCACTAAGAAAATCGTGGGTATTTTTCATCACAATTAACTGCCTCTCAGTGGGAGCTAGGAGATTTAACATATATCCCTCAGACCTAATAGCTTGGAAGGGACCATATGTAGATGCCCACTCAGTTTTACCAGACTGCCGTGAGAACATCCCATATATAGTATCGTACTCAGATATCATCTCTGTAATTTTAGATTGAGCTGGCGTAGGATACATGGATGCTAGTTGTATGTTGCCATCTATATCACTAAGGTTTAGCCGGCGAAAAAATATACAAAAAACTTCATAGTCGTTAAAAACTTTTAACATCAACTCTTTTTCGTTCTTAGAGTGGTTCATATAGAAGTTTGCTCGATTATATATTTTTAACATCTCTTGGTAGGCGAACTCTCGGCTTGACTCTTTAGCAACTGTAATTGGCCACCTAAGTTCTTCCATAAAGATATTTTTGGAGCCTATATATTCCTTGAGCGCCATTGCCATATTTACTCTTCCTCAATCTCGTACTCTGATTCTTCTGCTTCTAGCATCTCATCCAATTCGTCCGCCCCAGACTTCTTGCGAACCCTAATCCTTGTTATCTCAATTTCCTTAAACCCGTCTCGTAACTCATCCAATATATCTCGTTGGATAACTTCCCCCTTATTTCTATGGATTAGGTTCACGGCCTCGGAACCCATCTTCCTGATTAGTTCGGCTATGCGAGCCTCATCCTGATTCATGTCCTTATAGTTTTTACCTGATTGATCCATATGAAGAATAAAATCATGTTTAATCATCAGGTTTAATACAACTTCAAACATCTCGAAGGCAGACATGTGGATGGATGGGTCTTGGGCAACCACATCACAATATGATTGAAACTGGGCATATTTTTCTGGCATGTGCTCCTTCCAGAACTTAAGTAGAGGGGTGGCATTTTTACTTGTTAAAAATTTTTTCTCGACTTTGATAATTCCGCCGGTCAACTCAGTTTCCTTCATTTTTCTCCTCATCTGGTTTACAAAAACAATTCATCGACGAAGGGGCATGCACAGCTTTACACCTTGGACAGACCCAACCATATTGAATAGGGGGATGAAACCATCTATTATCAATAACTGTTACGCTCGTTGTTCCATCATCATCTTCACAACACATTATGTTTACCCTCACAACAAGTTTTCTCATTACCTTTGCTTCTAGTGAACCACCAATATATTGAATAAAGCATGGCTCCAACCCCAATTACTGCTGATGTTTTAGTTGAAAATATCCCTATAAACATACACAATAAAAACATTGCCCAAAACACATAACAAAAACACATATGGACCAACTGGGATTCGAACCCAGATCCGTTTGCTTGCAAAGCAACCGCTCTACCATTAGAGCTACCGGCCCTGTTTCCCCTGGGGATTTTCACCCCGATATCACAGTTACCGCTAGTTTCCTAGTTGCTCTGCTTCCAGCCAGTTTGGGAGGGACGCAACAAATTGGAGTTGAACCAATACTAGGCTTGCGCTTGGGCCTGTGCTACCTTTAACACTACTGTTGCTAGATACAATATATATAATATGTTATTTCCATTTTTTTCTTAAATTTGAAAACTTTTTCTCAAGTTTTTCGTAAAAATTATATCTCTCTTTAGTAATCACAGAATCTAAAGACATCATACATCGCTCAATCAGTAAATCAAAATCAAACATCATTCTACTCATCCGTTCATTAGCTTTGGCATGGCACTTCTGACAAGTCATATTTCCATCCAACTCAAAATGCCAATTTAAGTGCGTTCCACACTTATCACACATAACACCTTTCATAAAACTCATTATTTATCGCCTCTTATTTAAAAGTAACAACTTTAGAAACATCATCTAATTTGCCCCCACACCAAGGACAAACAACTATTTTATTATATGGTGTGTGTTCTCCATAAGAGCTCTCAGGATTAATTTCATCCGGCCAAATAACACCATTTGGCAACCAAGATTTAAATTGATCTGAGCAACTAACACATCTTTTCATAGTTATATCATTAGTTACGCCTACTTATAAACCTTTCCTAGTAAATATCAAAAACAGTAAACGGTTCTAATGCACAGTGTATATACTATAGTATAGAACATAGTATAGAACATAGAGTAGTACTATGTTCTAGTATATACCTAAAGGTATATACCTAGTGCAATCAATGAAATATAGATTTGAGAAAAATTATAATGTTGTGGAGGTAGTACCCAAATAGAGCCCCCTGTCCCCCTCTCCAAACCACGAGTCTCTCCGAGGCACCGGTCCTCTCTGAGAAGACTCTTCAAGAGATCACACAGTGTATAGAAGAGGTTTAGTTACTAAACCCTTATTAGTTAACACCAGGTTACTAACTAGTGCTACCCATACACTAGGTTACTAGACCTGATACTAGGAACTATATTCTCAATACACTAGTTCTAACACTAGTTGCCTATATTTATAGGATCGGTATATGCACATATCTATACAACTGGTGGCCATATTACACATAGTTGGTCTTTTCACTAGCTATATTGCATAGGCTTTATATAGTTCCCCCAACTCCAACCATAGCTCCAGGCTCACTAGTGCCAGCTGCCTATGGTTTGGTGCCCCTGACCAACTAACCCCCGAAAAACCCGCCTTTTTTGGCACCCCTCATGACACCAATATTCCCTTATATCCCCCATTTTAACCCCTTGCACCTAGAACTCTCGGTGCCTCATCATGGGACATCCCACCAAACATTTATATACAACCACCAACTTACTCACCATTGGAGGAAACAAATATGGTATCAAACAACACCATTGACCCCTCATCCATTGCCCTCGGTGATGGACCAAACCCCGTTTTGTTTTGTGGACTGCAGTTCACCCCTCATGGGGGAAACTGGTATTTCACAGATGTTGAGGTCCCTGAGGACCTGTCCGAGCGTGAGGTTGTAGAGGCCGCCTGGGCCTATGCAATCAAGACATACGAGAACCGCAAGGGGACCGTTGTCGGTTCCCGCATCAGCAACCATGATGGCAAGGTCCTCAAGGCCATCTGGGCCTGGAGCAAGGGCAAGACCCGAGCCTGGCGATACTCACAGGCTGCCCTGGAGCAATATGCCCCTGAGTTCGTGGCCCAAGGGGGTTTCATCCTCCACCTGAAGAAAGATGGGTCTCACAGCCTGGTTGAGGTTGAGGCTACCACCTCAACTCCCGTGCCTATCAAGGACAAACCTCAGATGGTTCCCAACAAGACCATTGTGGCCCAGATCAGTGCCCCCCAAGATACTCGCTGGGGCCACTTCGACCAGGTGGCACCACCTCCACCCCCAAAACCCGAGGTCCCCGCAGTTCAGGTCCCGAAAGGCACCCAGAATCGAACTATCAGTCTGGTTACTGATATCCTCGCAGCCTGCGACCTGACAGGCTACAAATGGGGGGCCATCAAAAAGCACCTCAGAGCAACGCACTCAGATGAGTGTGATGCCTGGAACTGGGCCCTCGCAAACTCCTCAAAAAACTTCTACAATGAGGCTCTCGGGCGAGTTGGAAAGGTCCTGATTCAGACTGGGGCCGACCTGCCTCGCTATGGCACCGACTCCCAAATCACTTCGTTCAGGAAGGCCAACAACACTGGCAAGGTCATTGTGAGAAAAGATGGAACCCCTGGTTCCGCCCTCTATATCTCCTGAGACCGAGGCTAAAACCCAAAATATGGAGGTATAAAAATGCAGTAGCAAGTGCCCCTTGGCTGGGGCACCTGATTCTTGCTTGTATAACAGATGATGATCTGTTACATGGTCCCCTCACCTGAGACGAACGAGGGCAGAGCAGTTGTGTTGATACTGCTAAAAACAAAATCACTACATGTCTCTGTCCTGTGAGGATTGATGGGTTCGGAACCCACAGAGACTCTGGAGGAATAACATGTCAAGCGACAAACCCTCGACCACCACCTCTGTCTCCAGGGCAGAGGTCAAACCCTTCGTTCTGGTTGGAGATATTGGTGAGCTGCAGAGAACGGATGTAATATCCGTTGCCTGTAGTTTGGACTTTGGCAAGTTGGGATTGCTGGCCTCTGGGGGCAAGTAAATGGGAACCTGGATTGAAGTTGATCTTACTTTGCAAGTTGTCTACTGGGCCCTGAAGAAGTTTGACTGGGCGGTATTTGACGCTCGGTCCATTGGTCAGTTGCAAGAGGACAACTGCCACCTTGACTTTGAAGAGACGGACGATCTGTTGGGAGAGTACTAAGTATGTGTCAGTACTGTGAGGAACTAGATGAGTTTTGGAGCAACGATGACTATGATATGGTTGCTGCTAACTATAGTGCTGTAGATAGAGATAGTGATACTGGTGGTCTTTTTTACTGGGTAGTAGATCTTAAACTTGATGAATATGAAGGCTTTCCTATGTGCGAGCGAGCTTGTGCCAGCTACAGAACAGGCATGATAGAGTTATCTTATGGATATTTGATACCTGAAGAACCAATTGATTTATTTAACTTGGATAGTGATGTAAAATGAAATGGATCTTTAGCTACAAAATGGTGATAGATAGTGTATCTATATTTGTGTCTATAGTTGGTCATGCAGAGTTTGGTTACAACACTATAGACGCAGGTAGAGGGTTGTGGATTAATACTATTGTGTTTGATCTGCCTGACACTACCACTGTATATATGTCTAAGTTTGATTTAGATATATGGGCAAACATCACCTCTTAGTCTTTTTTTGTTTTTTTAACCCTATATTTTTGTGCTCTTATTCTATGTATAAACCGTGCAATTATTAGATATCTCTTACAAATATCTAAATTAATGCACTTATACTATGTCTGACCACGTCTGACCATGTTTTTCGTCAGTCATTCAGTTAGTTAGAGACAGATCTCTGTCTCTAACTCTGTCTCTAACTCTAACTCTGTGCCTTACATAGAGTTAGTATTAGATATAGATATCTATTAAGATATGTATAGTATAGAACTATAGTATAGAATGTATATACACCTTTAGGTGTATATACACTAGTGTATATACATAGTATAGAACTAGTGGTATCATGTAAATATGTAAAATGGAGATGATGCAACAAACCGAAATGTTTATATAGTTGGCAATACAATGTATGGTTGGTGGAAAAATGGGTCGAAACAACGATACCATGACGTCCTCAGTTGTTGGGTCCACCAACAACTCCAACCCTGTTTCCTTGGTTCCGAACCGTAGCTGTAAAAACTGCGGTATTCTTAGGTTGGTGCCTAAGAATATGAAGATGGTAGGGGCTCCTTGCCCCACAGATGACCCTCGTTGGAAGGGGGGCCGTACTGTCGCATATACTTGGTGCGACAGGCACCGCTGGGATTCAGCGACCTACATGAAGATCAAGCATGATCTTTATGTTCAGCTCAAGTTTCAGTTCTACCTGGACCTGCTTCAGGATGTCGAGGCTGATATATATCAGCAGGAGGCCTACCCGTGAAACTCAAACTGAACTTCCTGGAGAAGCGGTTGGCAGACCTGAGAAGTGTTGGGCAGGGTGGCAGTCGAGCTGCCCACGGCCTCAGGGATCGTATTGTCCTGAAGAAGACTGGACTGAGCTATACAGAGCATTACCGTCGCAGGGTGATCTGGTATCGAGATGTGAAGTCTCGACAGGAGGTAGTTTGATGACCAGACTCTGTTCGTGGTGTGGTAAAGCCATGTTTTCAGACATGGATGCCCTTCAGATCCATCCTCTGTGTGCAGATGAGATCCAGAGGTATCTTGATATCGAGAGGCAGTACATGGAGGATGATTATCTTGTCTAGTGCCAAATTCACAGACCACCAACTGGATTTAATGCAGCAGAGCCTTGCTGCATTTCAGAGATCCAGAGTATGTAGTTGCGACATGAAAACATGTCCCAACTGTGCAGTGAGTACCCTAACTCAGACCAAATCCAGACACTGGGTCTGCATGAACTGTGGTGAACCTTTCGGGTTGCACAACCCTAATGACCACAGAGACTACTGTCCTCACTCGCCTTTCTCAACCGAGAACAAAAATCTTATGTGCAGAGATTGTGGGGTGCCAAACATCCACAAGCTCGTGAACATCCAAGAGAAAGGGGTGGGTAAGTATGAATGCAGCATCTGTTCCACCACCACCAGGAGGAATATCTGATGTCTATCCACGCTGACCATGCTGAGTCTGAATTATTTATATCTGAGCATGACTTCGTGCAAGATATCATATCTTTTCTGGGCAGAAATGACATAACTGTTAAACAGAGACAGTATTGGGTAAAGATTGCAAAATATGTGGACCCTCTGGGGGAATACTTATGAAAGATGGACACTTCATATACATTGAGGAAACCAACTCAATGTGGGTCTTGTTCTATGATGAGCAGGGGCGTCTCACAGACTTTGCAGTAGTTGGTAAGATTGTTGACCCTGACAACCAAGATCAAAAAGTTGTAGACCATGAGAAATATGGTCCCTTTGTCAACTGTAACTGTGTCTGGTGCTGTGAATCTCGACTATCTGACAGCGGTAGTGTCAAAGATGAGACTATCAAGGTATTGGTAATACCGCAGCTAGGTAGTGTCGTGGAGATACCGAAATATTGCCCTGATTGTGGTGCTGGGTCTGATGATCCAGAAGACTGCTGGTCCTGTGGCAGAAGGTGGCACCAGTGAGTTGTCTGTATTGTGAGGATGCTGTAGATATTACTATCAGAGAGAAATTTAGGCACAAATATAAGTATATCTCTTATGAAGGACATGCTCAGTGGCATCTTCTTAGAGTTACAGAGATATATAACTTTATGGGTCTAGTTTCGCCCGATCCAGAGTGGGAGATTGTAACCAAAGAGGAACTACATGTTAAGAGTATCTATAGATGTCCCAACTGTGGGAGGGAGTTGTGTTGATAAGTAATTTTATCAGTAGTATGAAAAAATGGGACCATACCTTATGGGACCGTTTAATTAAGCGATCATATTTACCGCTTGGTAGAGCCGGTGCATGGGCATCTGTTATATGGAATGCGTGTGGGTTTTGTTATGAGTTTAATTGGATGGATAGAGGTATCTGTATACAGTGTCCTCTTTACGAAGAGTTTTGTTTACCAACTAATATTCATCGTGATTATAAAAATTCTCTTATGTATAAGATATCAGTCTGTTGGGAGAATAATAATAAAGAAGAGTTTGAAACTCTTAGACAGAAAATGGTTGATAAAATGGAGAGTTGCCGACACATGTTTCAAGTAAGGAGTCAAAAAAGATGACAGATGAATTGTTTTTTGTAATACTTATTATCATTGTTTTATTTGTTGCGCTACCACTAGCGGACATGTTAGACAGATTGTGAGGGTAATATAATGACAGCAACCACTATATCTGATGTAGGATGGAGTATAGGTAGTTATATAGCAAGACTGCACAACTACCAAAGACAGTCTAAACTTAGAACTTGTGCAAACTGTGGCACAGTAACAGAGATTGGACCTACAAACATAGGCTGTGATGTGTGTCTTAAGAGGGCGGGATTGAAATGATATTAGACGAAAGAAAACACCCATTGTGGATAGAGTGGTGCAAAGCATCAGTAGGATTACACGACTATGATGATAAAGCTGTTGAAAAATTTGAAATATATCTTCTTCTTTTTCTTCGATCACTTATCAATGAGTTTGCGAGGGCGAAAGTATGACAGTTATAGGCATAGTTGGGCATGGAGCAGATAAGTTCAATAGTATCACAGAGACAACTGCTAAAAAGCACATCCGTAATATTCTTTTAACAGCACATTATCTCTATAGTGCCAAACTCTCATCTGGTCGTAGTCCAGTTGGTGGTATAGATGTTTGGGCAGAAGAAGAAGCCCTAAAACTTGATGACTATCTGGATGAAGATGATAAGATATATAATCCAGACTTAATTTTTAACCCTAAAGTCCACCAGTGGAACCCGCAAGGATATGGATATAGGGCAAGAAATATAGACATCGCTAAACACAGCGACACACTAATATGTATCGTAGTAGATGAGTATCCAGATAACTATCAGGGTATGGTTTTCGATACATGCTATCATCATATTAAAAAAGTCCCAGTACTAGATCATGTCAAGTCTGGTGGGTGCTGGACAGCTAAACAGGCATACCAGTTTGGTAAAGATGTGATGAATATTATAATTCATACTGATGGTTCTATTACTGTCTGTGAGTGGTAATATAAATTATGACCGATGGTGATGCAATGACCCGAAAATTATTTATACAACAACGAACAAATCAATGTCCAATCGTTGGAAACCCAAATGGTGATACAATGACAGATAAGAAGGTTCCCCAGATCTCCGCCCTTTTTGGCAGTGCTCCCTTGGTTCGAACTCCCGAAGTTGTCAAGTCGATTCGTTCGACTTTACAACCGAGGTCATCAACTCCGCAAGAGACCCGTGAGGATCGTTGGTCTAAGCGCTCTGTTCAGAAACAGTGGCCAGAGTATGATCTGGTAAAGACGGGGGAGTACCAGAAAAGTGCTCTCATTGATGCGAAAGACCTATACGATAGGTCTTTCCAGTTTGATGGAGAAAGGTGGCTGGCCACTACTGAAACTAAAGATGGAGGTCGCTGGACTGGCCCAGAGGACAACGCTATTGGGCATGAGCCTGCTGGTAGCGTATATAAATCCTGTTGGGTCAGAAAGCGGGATGGGTCCATCTATGCATGTAAGGGTGGCTGGGCAGGTATCAAGGCTGCAGCTCATGTTGCGGTTACTGAAGGAGACGGACATTTCCTTCATCTGCCTCGAGATGGGGTTGCTGTGTTTTACAAAGCAGCCTCAAAGACTCTTGAGCACATTGAACCTGTTGCTCAGACAGCTGTTGTTACTGTTGCTGACAGGAGCACTGAACCAGAAATCAACACAGATGAGGAGAACAACGATATCAATATCCTCTATGCTACCTTGCATGAGTTCAACAAGCAGGGGCATGGAAACCTCACTGTGGCTCAGCTCATGGAGCAGCTAGAACAGCTCGGTTCCCATGAGGACAGTGAAGAAACTACTGAAGAAGAAGCGGAAGTTGTGGACCCTGTTGCTGATGTTGTAGATACTCTTAGTATCGAGGAAATCCAAGAAGAGATTGTGGCTGATGCTGAGAGCAATGACAGTGGTCTTTGGGGAGCTGTCAAAAAATACATGGGAACAAACTACCCAGAGGTGGTTGAAGAGTTCAATGATCTGATTGGGTCTGACAAAAATATCTACGACAAGACAATTCCCAAGATTCACGCTGCTCTCGATGATATCTGTCAGCAGGCTACTGGACAACCTGCGATGTCCCTTGAAGACTTTCGTCGTGGAGTTAGTGCAGATAACAAACTGTTTCTTTAGTTCTTATATATCTATATATTGGAGATATCATATGTGTTTAGAGAATTTTCACCCTGTCAAGAAATACAGTCGCCCAGTATATAAAGTTGTCCTTATGTGGGACACGCTTGACGATATCTTCGTATCTTGCATTAGAAAGTTTTATTACACAAAAAATAGAAGAACATATGCCAACAAAAATAGTATAGATACTATATCTAAAGACAGTGTGTTTTTTAAATCAATATTTGGTATCCATGTTTTTACTAATAAAAGACACGCAAAAGACTACGCTAAATATATAAGTAGCAAACTGCGTTTTACTAACTATAAAGTTGTTGTAGTAAAGTGTGTTGGATATGATCCTATGTATAGAGGCACCTGGATGGTTTGGTGTTCGCATGAGAACCATCAAAAAGATGAGTATAAAAAATATAGTGCCATGACATTTAGATCAGTTACAGTTAAAAAAATAATATATAGAGGGAAATGACATGCCAACAGCAAGTTATGGGGAATTTTTAAGTCGCCTAGATGCAGCTATGTCTGTTCAGACATTTCATGTCAGAATAGAGTTAAAACAGATTATTCTGAGTATCATGGAGAGAGCTTGGGATGATGACACTAGCGCATCATCATCATCGGGTGAGGTTGATGAGGCCACTGTAGTTCGGAATAATCTCACCAAAGTATTAACTGAGATAGAGCAGACAGCTACAAATATGACTGGTAGAAGAGAGCATATATTTTTTAAGTTAGCTAATCTTATTATTCAAACAGTTGGTAGTAGTAATTTAGTGCCAGTTCCAGTTGGTCGAACTGTAAGGCGAGGACAATATTCTTTTGACTCTGGCACCCTTATAGTTATCACTGGAAATCCAAACGACCATAACTACGGGACACATCCAGTTATCTTCTTACAGAATCAAAAGGCCATAAGAAATAATGGACTTCAGGGCAATAACATGCCTGACTCATCAGATAACTGTATTCGCTTAGCAACCAGGGAGGAAACTACCCGTTTCCTCCTGGGTTTAGATGAATGTGAGTATGTGATTATTGAAAGGTATGTAGCACAACTTAGAGATGCTTTTAATTCAATATCTGGGCCCGTAGCTTAGTGGTAGAGCACCAGTCTCATAAACTGAAGGTCGTGGGTTCAAATCCCACCAGGCCCATAAGATATATTATGGGGCCTATAGCTTAATGGAAAAGCATCCTGTTTAGTTCGAAATCTTAGTTGCTTAGACTGGGAGAGTAGGGACAGGAAGAATGGAGGTTCGAATCCTCTTAGGTCCATGTGATAGTATGAAGGATTTACAAATATATAAGTGTAAAACCTGTGGGAAAGAGAGTTGTGGAAACTGGTGTATGTCCTGCATGGAGATTATCCCTGACAATCTCCATGAGAAGAAACCAGAGTATGTAAAGACTCTTGATCCATTTTGGCACAAAACTCCACCTCCGCTTACACAGAACTTCAAAGTCGGAGATACTGTATATTGGTGGGAAGCTGGTAGAGAAGAATCTGGAGTAATAAAAATTTTATTCCCTAATAATTTTGTAGGTATTGAAGTGAATAGTAACATACTTATGATTGCTAAGTGTAATTTATATACCGTATCAAAGAATATTAAGAAGATGACTTCAAATAATAAGTATGAGGTGGGAGATCTTGTGTATGTCCAACATATTAATTTGTCTGGATATATTACTCGTATTTCTGTGCTAACAAATCCAAAAACAAGTCTAGAGTATATGGTTAATTGTACGACTGGGTGGATTCTTGAAAGATATATTGAATCATACGACGCTGCCAAGCACCCTGCTCCTGGTCGTTTACAGGTTGGAACCAAAGTTACCTGTCTTACAGGGCCATATAAGGGAGAAGTAGGAGTGATTTGTGCTAGACATAGTCGTGGAGTCATGGGATATTTATATGATGTTTTATATGATAATGGTAGTGGTGTTATTAGAGGCAAAAATTACAGTAGAGTTCAACTAGAGGTGAAATAATGCAAGAAAATATCAGCGTTAAGCAAGTGATTGCTCAACTAGAGGCCAAGGTTCAAGAGCGAGCGATGGAAACTGCAACTGTGATTGAACCTGCAGTTACAGGCAACCCAACGGTGGATAAGGTGGATGCAGATGTATATGTGTTTATGTCTGCTTACAATGGTTGGGCAGCTTCAGTGGCAGATGAGGAGACCATGAGCCAACTCAAAAATATGAAGATGGCAGAACCAGTTTACGTAAATGTCGAAGATGATAGACAGATTATCTTCGTGCCATGTTGTGAGCACTCAAGGGATTCCCCTAACGTTCAGACATGGGCTACCTTCTTGAAACAGGTTCTGGATGATTGCGAGGGCAAAGTCGTCGCAATCCCAGAGCATCTTCCATACCCTCCAAATACAGATGATCTAATGTGTGATATTGTTCTGTATAAGAAAAGGATTCCAAGAGGAGTTCATTTTAGAGGAGTTTGGCCAGAGCTTAAATCTGAACCTGAACCTGTGCCAGTACCAGTACCAGGATATGAACATGTCTCAATGGATAAGCCTACATTTAATGAGAGGTGGGCAGATGTCATTGACCAGATGGATAAGTCTACTGAGATGATGTCAGAGGTTCGACACCACCTCAGTAACTTATCGGGGGGATTGACCGAGACTCTGAGGGAACTTAAATTCATGGTTACTGGGCAGGAGAGGAACATGAAGGAAATTAAAAGGATGATGGACATGATGTCCACCATCCTTGGAGCATTTAAGAAGGCTGGGGAACAACAATGAAGCAACTGACTAGCATCGCTGCTTCATTGGTGGTTGGTGTAATAATGATGTCTGTTTTTTATGTTATGGTATTTGGTTTTATTCTTTTGTTTAGTTTTATCTATATGGATTTTGATCCGTTCTTTGAGCTGTTAAGTTTATACTGGTTTTTACTTCGAGTGTGGATGGTTGGAGCGCTTCTTATTGCTATTATGAATTTTATAGAATGTTCATAGGTACTACAATGACAATCAAATATACTGGATCTAAGGGGCAGGAGTTGATCTCAACTAGGTCTGGCAAGTATATTGCCCCAATCACATACCAAGACAAAGGTAAAGAACCAGTATGGTTTCTTTACCCTGGAGCATACTACTGGCTCTGGAGGCAGAACATTGGTCTTGTCAGGATCAATGAAAACGGGAGCCACAGCGAAGAATGTTTGAAGTCTCAAACTATAGCTGTAAAACATAGGAAATATTTTCCTAACACTGTTCAAATTAAACACTGGGGGAAAACACATGAGCAACCAAGATGTGTGGAGGCAGGTGTCTCCACACATACCAAAAGCAGACGAAAACCACATACCAATCCTGGCAATCCTCGACAGGCTCAGAAATAACAAAAAGAGGTGGGGAGGCAGGAGAAGAAATGTCCCATCTAAGTGCGAGGTAATTCGAGCATTCTTAAGGTATCGTAAGTGTCTTCAAATTAAATACGTCAGAGTTGAATCCAGGTGGGTATATGGATATAGACACATATATTAAATATAGAGTATTTCGTAAAAAGAACTCAAATATTATTCATTGCTTAGATTGTGCGTTTAATGGATCTGGTAATGTCGATTCAAGACTATCTTTTATCGGTATGATTTTTAGAAACCATCTTGTTGACACAAGATCTAAACTGAATAGGTCTAAGTTAGACGCTAGTGGATCACTTCGATTTCCACATACAAAAGAACATATATCTAATTTTGAAAATGCAGTAGTATTTTCTTTTTTTGAGGATATGTATGCAACAATATCAGAGCTTCAGTCAATATTTGAAACTTATAAGTCAGATATACCCTTTATGGTTTATGTTAAAATTACTTATTATGCTTCCTTAACATATGCAGAGATATGTAGGTGGGAAAAACTATATGCACATCACCACCCAAGAGATTGAAGAAATAATTGAGGCAGATCTGTTTTTAAAAAGCCTATGGGACACATATGGTTTTATATCTATGATAGATATGCAATTTAATACCAATATTAAGACAATAGCTCATAGACTTAGTATAGAATTATTTAGTTGGGTTGAAACTCATTTTTCTTCTGCCAACAGAGTCATTTTTTCTCATATTAAAACAGCTTACGTATCTAGTAAAACTAATTACTGTAGTATTAATTCTAATCGTATTAGAGGTATAAATACGATATATGGAAAAATTCATAGAATATCATCAAAAATAAAGGTAATTTTAGACGATAGTACTGTGTGTAAATGGAACTTAAAAAAACTTATACTAGATATAAATCATGTTAAAGATATGTTAAAGGAGGAAAAGTAAATGCTGCTTATAGGAAGCGACCCAGAGTTACTGTTAGTAAAAGAGGATGATCTTAGATACTGTAATGTGAATACTGTGTTGTCTGTGGCACACAACTTCATAGGAAGCTCTAGACGAATTGGACAGGATCACTGTGGTCGGGTGTTTGAAATTAGACCTGGCACAGGAACCCCAGAGGAACATATGGAACAGATCCGAGGTTGTCTTCGAGACATAGGAAGATTCATCCCCCCAGGTTGGATGCTTGTTGGAGGAGGAGGAGCAATTGGGTCAGATGTTATTGGTGGTCATATTCATATCAGTGGAGATATTAATGATAACATGCTTGGTGAAAGAGAAAACATATGTAGATATATGGATAACATGATAGGCATTCCGCTCGTTCTAGTAGAGAATAGGATGATGGGCATAAGAAGGAGAAACAGTAGTAGTTATGGACATCTAGCAGGGGTCTCTACTAGCCGTATGTTTAAGGGAGATGGACATGTAGAGTATAGGGCACTTAGTAGCTGGTTAACTCACCCAACTATGACAAAGGCTGCCCTAGCTATGATGTGGGTAGCTACTGACCAATATCTCAGAGAAAAATCTGTGTTGCGTAGAATATTAGCAATCAGTAGTTCTGGTGATGAAATTAAAGAGGCATTCAGAACAATTGATACTGATGTCCTCATGCCTACGGTAAATACAGCTAAAGAGGTATTTCAGACTTGTCATCTTTGGAGTAGATATGAGTCTTGGATTAACCCTATCTTTGATATGATTGAAAACAAAAAAACATTCTATAAGCTATCAATCCTTAAGAACTGGGACCTAGAGAGAGGCCCTGCTAAAGTTACAGTAAGTGGTGGTTTTAAAAAATCTGCCATTGAGAAGCTAATTAAGGCTAGCAGAAGGTTGGTTGTTACTGAAAAGATTAATATCAATAAAACAGATGCTGATAATCATGTATCATATGATACTAAACATAATGACTTCAGTCCTAACCACCCTCATCGCCCTGAAGAGGAATTTATTACAACCATTAATGCTCCTTCTTATAAACAACTAATTAAGATAATTAAAGATAATTTACCAAACATTAGTAAAATGCAAGTAAAAGAGAGCAATACTCAAGGAGAGTGGTAGTATGTGCAGGCTAGCTTTAGTATCTCATAAATTTACAGCCGAAGATGATATGATTAACCTGTTTAAAGCTCTTGAAAAGACAGGTGGAGGGCACGGTAATGGAATTGGTGGATTTCTGGGGACAGAAGCCTATGTCGACAAGGCTTTAAAAATGACTGTCAAAGAATGCTTTGATTCATCAAAACATTTTGGAGATGAGGATTTTATCTTTCACACTAGAATCGCATCTATAGGCGGTAAAGAAGATATTCTTTGCCACCCATTTCATATATCTGCTCAGAGTTGCGAAACTAGAGAAGTAGTTTTTGCTCATAATGGCACCTGGAGAGGATATGACCAACATATTCTCAGTCTGGCCATTGGGTATGACTATGATTTGGCAGATTTACACTTCTCATCTGACTCTATGATTATGGCAATTTTGACTGCAGAGTTGGGAATCTATGCCCCTATATACGGAACTGGAGTATATTTGTGGCAAGAAGTAGAAGATGATGACGAACACCAAAGCACATATGTATATGTTTCATATGGAGACTTTCAAGGATTGAAACTAGAAAACGGTGGTTGGATATATGCATCTAGAATCCCAACTATGATGCAGAATCTTGGAGAAGTATGGAATTTTCCAAGTAAGACAATGGCCCTGCTAGACTGTGAAATTGGTCCTACAGTTGTATTTGGGGACAAGCTTACAAAGCCTGCCTCTGTATACAGTGGGGGGTATAGTAGTGATTTCCCTCGCAGCGGGGCGGAAACCCCACCTGTGTCGAAGGCGACGAAGTCGACGACTATAACCCCGAAGATTACTACTGGGGTATGTACTGGTAAATCTCTTAAACGAAAAATACATAGCGTTAAAAACATAGATGCAATTGTAGGCTACGAGATGTGGTCTCAAACATATAGAAAGTCATTTGGAGAGATGATTGCCAAATGTCAAAGGTGCAAGGTAGATAATAAAATTAGTAGTATTAAAGCGTGTTATAAGTGTAGGATGACAATTACAGAACCACTAAAAGAAATGGAGGAAAAGTAATGGGCAAAAAACTCATCGTTTTGTTTGGTAAAAGCATGGCGGGGACAGGTAGACGACTAAGTTTAAAAATATCTGACATGGGTGTTGGAGATCATATCTATGGCCTTAACCACAATAGCAGATCATATACTGACTCTGTAAGTCGTCGCCTTAAAGTATGGACCCGTGAAAACGAATTTAATCTTGTAAGGTGGGGGTCCAGACACCCTTTAGTAGGATATGTTAACCCATCTAATGAGCTTAATACCATCAGCAGTATTGACAACAGCCGAAGAAAGGATGTTATGCTAGCTAAGCTGAGAGATGCTGATATTGCGGTTCCAGAGTTTATTACCAGTAGAGTTGTGCCCACTGACTGGTTAAGAGAGCAGGGTAATGATATTATTATTATGAGACCAAACTCTCATCATGGAGGATCTGGCACCAGAATTGCCAGAGCAAATAAGATTACTAGTAATAATATGTTACCAAGATCTGACAGGGATAATAAAACTATTCTTATGAAATGGGTTCCCAGCGACACAGAGTATAGAGCTCATATGGTGAATGGGAGTATGGTATATCTGGATCAAAAAATCCACGATATGGAGTACTATAATGAGTATATTGCTGAACATACTACTCTTTACTTTGAAATTTTCTATGATGTTGTGAGCAAAATTAGAGCATTTGACAATGGCTATCGTCATAGTCGCAGAGATCCAGACAGGTTTACTGCGTGGTCAGAGCTTGAAACTCTATGTAACAGAGCTTCAGAAGCAATTGGACTAAAGATTGCAGCAATTGATGTTATCAGAAAAGAAGATGGTGAGTTTGTTGTCCTCGAAACGAATAGTGCCCCAGGTCTCATGGAGACAAAGCTTGATCTCTATAGCAGAATTATTATGGACTGGCATGTGTCAAACGGTGGAGATTCTGATGTCTGAGACAGAATCGCCACCTGTGGTTGCTGTAGAGCCTTGTGGTAATGATGGTTGTGATGATCTAGGAACCCATAAGTGGGCTACTGCTGACAATGTGTTCTTTCTGTGTGATACACATCATCGAGAAAAAGAAGAGGCTGGTATTGTATATACTGCCCTTGGAGTTATTCGTGAGATGGAGACTCATATAAAATGCTGTAACTACTTTACAGCATTGAGGGTGTTGTTTCATCAGGTAGCACATGAGTTGCCTCACTATACTCCATCTATAATTATAAAAACAATTCATGGTCATAAAAAAATTACTAATGCATTAGATGACCTTACGTCTGTAGACAGCGCATCTAAATTTGTTTTGGCTAACTCACAAAGACTTAGAGATGATATTGATACAGGATTTTTGTGTCAAATTGAAGGCTGCGAAGGGGAAATTTCATTTGTTTGTAGTTCTTGCTGTAGATCCGTGTGCTATAAGCATGTGAAAAGCGATGCTCATAGTATGGCAATATGTTCAGATTGTCCAACTAACATTGTATTAGTTGAGCAGTCAGAAACCGTCCCAGAAAAGGATAGATATCTTTGTGCCTATTGTGATGAAGACACAGTGGATCAGCTTGGAGATATTTGTGATAGGTGCTTCCATAAAAGCTGTGATAAAGATTATAGTACAGGATATGTGAGTTGTCCATCTTGTTGGGATACAGGACTAATTGAGAAGACTAAAAATGAGTTCGATGTTTGTAATGATTGTGATGCATCACAGAAAAAACTATTGGAAATGTAATAATAGAATATGAAGTACTCTGATAGAAGGATATTGTGGCAGTTGGCATATCACGAGATATATTATTACAGTATAATGTAAAAAATATAGTGGTTCACTTGCTGCTTACTCATATAGTAGTATTATGTTTAAATGCCGATCACATTTTAATCATATATATATTACACCTTCTTATTTGCCTGTCTAGCACAATTGGTAGTGCGGTGGTCCTGTAAACCACAGGTTGGGGGTTCGAGTCCTTCGGCAGGCTTGGAGATGGAATGTTACGGAAACCAATATGGATAGTATGTGTTGATGGTGCAACTCTGTGTGCCTTTGAGAGAGAGAATGATGCTATCAGAAATGCTGCAAAGTTCAGAAATACTAGTGTTCGTTCTATATATATGTGGAGTGGGTTTTAGATGTCGCAGAGGTTTTGCAGGTGTAACTCAGATACATGGAATGTAAAAATAACTTATAGCACAGACACAGATGAACCAGATTTTGTAGTGCTAGTGTGTGCTGAGTGTGGTTGTGAGGAGTATATTAAAATGGGAAATATGGGGGATAAGAATGAAATTTAAGATAGTTAACTACAATGACGAGGCGTTTTTCTGTATGTCAGATGAGCTTTCCACTATAGTTGCTCCACTAAGTCAGGCAAATAGGATGAAACTTGTGGGGTTGCTGCTAGGAGAAACAGACGAGGATTTAGTAGTTTAAAGGATTAGATTAGCACAGGTACTCTAGCGGAAAAGAGGCCAGACTTAAGATCTGGTGGCTTAGTGCCTTCGCAGGTTCGAATCCTGCCCTGTGCATATGAGTATTTTTGAAACAATAGAAGTTGGGGATTATATCATGTTGCCAGTGCTTGGAGGAAAATATGACGGTATTAGAAAGGTTATAAGAAAAGATAGTTCTTCTATTAGAGTAGTTATGCCTTATATAGATGATACACCATATTTACAGTTATTTGATTTTCAGTGTGATATACACATATCTAGAGTTATACCTAAAAAACTTTTTGATAGATTACCTAGTAGTATTCCAGATAAAATGAAATTAGATATTTTTCTGGCATATGTTCCTCCAAGGTAACATTTATATGTGGGAACCAACATTAGGGATTATGAGGATGAAAAAATCCACTGGAAGAAAGTTGAAAAAATGATACCTAAGGTTTTGAAGTTGCCATATATTCTCAAGCTTAATGACCAGGCATTAGTTGAAGAATTAGATTGTGGAAGGCGAACTGGGAACAGTAGGTATGTTCCCTTGCCTCCTCAACCAGCAGATTTCCTTATTGTTCACCCAGAGTTTGGGTTGGCACTATTAGAAGTTAAATCTAGTGTTAAAACAGACAGATATTCGTGGACATTCTTTGACAGGTCTGGTGGTAGTGCTAGGAAACATAACCAACTCAAAACATACCAGACATTAGTTGACTCTAATGTTGATGTGTATATACTGTTCTACTGGTCAACTTTGAACGACACTACTATTATAAGCGCTAGTAAACTACTAGATGTTTATAATGGTTCTGATATGAAAAGCTTCGATATTAAAAATATAATAGATATAGGCACTAGTTTAGGAAATATAGATAATATAAACACTGAAAGTCTTATTAAGTATATTAGTGGTTGTCAAAAAAGGTGATGATTTTTGTCTAGAAATGATCTGGTTGCAGAGTTGTACTATGTGGTTTATCGTATGAAAATAGACGACATAGGGATGGGAATAGGCGATGTTATTAGATATGAGCTTAAAAAAGCCTGTGACGGAGCTGTTAAAGAAAGAGTTGCTTTAAAAATAGTTGAGCACTTATATATTAAGACAAGGAAATATTCAATGATGTGCCACCACACTATAAGATTGCGTGAGTTTAATAAATTATGCAACCAAGTTGTTTCTATGGGAAGGGTAAAAGATATTGTAAATAACTATTATAGTAATAATGGGAGATTAATTAAAAATGAATAGATATGAAGAAATGGTAGATATTATCCAGAGGAAAGCCCGAAATATGACTTTCCTCTCTAAATATCTGGGTGTCAAACCAGATACTGTGAAAAGATATTTGAGCACAATTAAGAAAGAAACAGGGATTAGCGTCAAGGAATCTCCTAGTGGGATGTTCTACATCAGCCCAGTTAAGAACAAATTTAAGACATTTGAGATTAAAGGGTCCACTGTTTTTATGGTCAGCGATATGCATATCCCATATATGTGTCAAGACAGTTGGGCCAGCGTGTTGTCGCACGCTAAAGAATATACTAAACCAACTCTGGTGCTTGGTGGAGATACATTAGACTGTGAGAGGATTAGTAAGTTTCACCACAACCACCCGACAATCCCACTAGAGCAAGAGATTAACATGGCTATTGTCATGTTTGAAGATGCCCTCTCGGTATTTGACCAGATCTATGTGATTCGAGGGAACCACGATGAGAGGATGTCCAGGAGTATTGGAGTATCATATGACAAGATGCTGTCTCTTGCCGTAGATGAGTTTGGGCGGAAAATTAAGGCGGTAGATATTGACCATATGTTCTTTGTTGATACTATAGGAGAGCGGTGGCGAGTTTGCCACCCAAGGAAATTCTCCCTTATCAGAGGTAGGCTTGGTAATTTTATTGCTGAGACATACCATGAAAACGTTATTGTTGGGCACCAGCACCACCTTACATATACTATGTCTCACAGTGGAGCATTTCACGTAATTGATATGGGTTGTCTGTGCGACTCAGCTAACATGGAGTATAAACAGAGCACAGAAAAGTTTCCTAAGTGGACTAAAGGATTTGTTATCTTCGATGATAAAAATATCAGGCTTATTAACACTAGTTCTGGTAGAGATATTGAGGTAAAGAGATGAGAAACCCAGACAGAATTGACAGGATTATGAAGATGCTTACAGACCTGTGGCACAAATATCCTCAGTTAAGACTTGGACAACTGGTTGAAAACTTTGTGTTTGGACACCATCTGAGCAGATCAGATTATCTTCTACATAGAAGATACAATAGTGGAGAGAAATCTTGTTGAAAAACTAAAGGAGACATGATATGAATCATAATACATCGTGGTTCTTTATGTTGTTAATCTCTCTTTTACTTATTATAGGTGGAGGGATAATTGCATTTATGTTAGCCACCCATTTAATTGTAACAGTAATACTTACATGGGACCAAACTCATCAACAGATTGCTGGTTTAGTAATTAGTATGTTATCGTGTTTTGTGGGAACTTATATCTTATGTTGGATGAGTAAAAAAGGCTATTTAGAACAATTTACGTGAAGCAAGCAGGGTAGAGTTATGTGCCACATGGTTAATAGATGTAACAGAAGATTTTTAGATGGAGAAGATAGAGTATGTTTTGAGTGCCCAAAAGGAGTATATATGTCTCCAAAACAAATTAAAAAAACTATGGTAGATGTTAAGTGGCGTGTGGATGCTACTGTTAGCAAAATTGGTGGTCGTAATGTAGTTGTCCACCACCTAGAGGGACCATGTGTTGGTAAATATCCTGTTAACTTATCATATATTCGGGCACTATTTAAACTAGGTTGGGCAAGGCCGTGCAAGCGGTGTTTTAAGGTGGAAAATGATTAGTAAAAGAGAAATTGAGATTGCTAGAAAGGTCAGAGAAATTCATGGGCAGAGAAAATTTCAATATGGGGATCAATATATTGTTGGTGCCACTGTAGGACTTCAGATTAAAGGTATTTGGGGTTCACATCCAATTTGTGAGGCATCTAAAATGGCAGTTATAGCTTCTGCCCTCTGGCTCCCTTCCATGATAGACTACATGAAAATGTTGTGGGAAATTGATCCTGATAAGTTTGTGCTCTGTGATGATGGAGTATATATGGGGGAAACAGCATATCAAAAAGACTTATGGACATTTGATTTTAATGAGCTGCTGGGTACTCCAGGAGAAGCATGGATGAAGGTTGTATTATGACTTGTATAAACTACATAGAATGTTATAGGTGTGGAGATGAGTGTGGACCAGCAGAAAGATGATAATATGAGCGATATGTGTCCATGTAAAGGATGGTTAGGGGTATTTTTTTGTTTTAAGTGTCTCTACCCCCTATTTAAACCACCAAATGGAGAACTTCAGTTTCCTATAGTAGAACATGATTAGGATATAGGTGGGGGGAGTAGCTATGGCAATCAGCGAAAGCAGATGTAGTAAATGTGGCGAATATCATAAAAAATATTCTTGTGATATGTGTGGAAAAAAGCTAGAGTACGATACAATAAGTGTCTCTCATGGGTATGGATCTGAGTTTGATGGTAGCTTACACCATTTCTGTTGTGTGAAACACTTAATAAAGTTCTACTAAATTTATAATACTAAACATATATTAATAGGTTCTTGAAACTTGTGAAGAAATTGGGTGGGATTTATGAGAATTAAAGTTGGTAGACCAAGCTTATTTGGTTTGTGGTCAGGAGAAGGTCAAAATATTTTGCATGACTGCACAGGATACTTTGACCAATATGATAGTATACCGAGGTGGTTTTATGCCTAAGAGAAACTATGGCGGACAGTATATAGAAATAGCTATTGAAATTCCTAGTGGCAAACTAGCATATGGGAATGACTTTAGAGACCAGTACCCAGGATGCCCAGATTTTTATGTTAACGAAATGCTGGGCATCAAGGAGACAGTGGAGTGGTATGGGGAACAGGGGTTGCTGCATGGGTTTGTAGGAAACTCATGTCCAGGGATTTTTAAAGATGGAAATACTTTAAGAGTTGCTAATTACGCCCATGATGATGACTATATTGATGTTGTAGAGAAATCCTGGGGACCAGAAGTTGGTGGGATCTGTACTGATCTGTGGTGGTATTCTTTAGCAGACTATGATGACTTTGTATGTAAAGGGGGTTCCCCTGATATTGACACAATTGATATAGTGCCAGGGCGATATATCTTAAAGCACGATATTAAGCGTGTTAAGTATGGGGAAGCCCACGTATATGCTATTCTTGAGAAGTCTGATGGTCCTGTAAATAAGTGGACTATGCCAGAAGAAGGTGTTGCGGAAAAACTGCACGAGCTAATACCACAACACCTTCGGGGAGATGATGACTTTATATGTGTCTACTCAAAATATGAAGTTATTGATGAAAATAAGTATACAGACGATAACCATAGATTCATAGGATACAAAGTATGGGGGAGCTTAGGACCAAAATACTTCTGGTCATCCAAGTTTAGTTCAAGCATATTTTTTAAATATATTGCATCAGAACAAGAACTTGGAAACACCCAAGCTCTTATGGATAAAATTGTTAGTATTTATGAAGATAAAGTAAAAGAGCACAAAAAGTTATTCGGTGATAGTCAATGAGGATGCATGTAACATATGATAAAAACAAACCTAATGAGAAAACATTAAAATCCAAAAATTATTTCCAACTGGGCAAACACCACGAATATGACGTGGGCCTAAAAGAACTATTAAGAGTATGTGAACTATATTCCTCAATTGATATTGTTGATTGGGGTATCTATGCTAAACCAGAGTTTAAAAATTTTAGGCGACGCATGAAGAGAATATGTGAAGGTTGTGAGATATAGTGTGTATGTACTGTAAAAACTCAGTAATATTTAATATTGAGACAAAGTTTTTAACTAATTATTCTAACTTAGAACTTTACATGGGAAATAAAAATCTATATATTGATGTAGACGTTGCAAGTTGTTGTGAAATGGCAGGCGCTGGTTTTAAGGTGCCAATTAAGTTTTGTATGTTTTGTGGTAAAAAATTAAAAGAGGAAAAAATATGAATACTAGACGAGTTTTATTAAAGGAAGCTGGGCAGAAAAGCCCAGAGATGAAAATTTTATACGATAGTACGTTCCCTAAGTTTAGTGAATATGCTAGGCAGAAAAAGGATGGATACTGTGGGTTTGAGGATTTGCCAATTACCCGAGGGGAAAACAAAGGAGATGCCAGATTTATGCACCTATTTATGTGGCACTCACAATATCTTAGGCTTATGTATGATACTCCAAAGACAGGACCATCTCCATATGGTGGTAGGTGGGAGCTTTGGTCGTTCTATATCGAACCCCCTAACGAACCAGGGGTTGTGATTAAACACTGGGAGAGGTATGGACAGAGTGGGTTGTGTAGCAAGTGCCACCAGTGGGGTAATGGCACGCTGTGTTGTGAGGAAAAGCTCTGGTATCCAGAACAGTCTAAGCTTGCCTTAGCTATTTCAAATGGGTTAAAAAGACTCAACAAGAGTTGGAGTGAAGATACATGGCACGAATATGAATGCCACATATCTTCACAGGATGGGAAATCTAATTGGTATGTTGAGTTTGTGCCCTGGGGTTCTGTTTCTGAGGAGACAGAGCAGGTAGAGTCGGTAGTTGAAGAAGTTGGGATGTTTGATACTGAATCTATGCAGGCAATTGAGAAGTGTAAGCAAACAATCCTTGAGCTGACACCCACCGCTAGGAACTTACAGGAGATTATTACTATGACCCTTATGAGTGATATTGGTGGCGGTATTGGGGATCTAGAGAAAGCAATCCATATCTTTAAGAATCGTAAGAAAATTAGTTGGTGGCCAAATTGAATACAGAGGACTAAACATGGGAGAAGAACAATTTTATAGGGTGAGATGAAAATGCCACTAAATATTTTCATCTTATTGTTTGCTATGTGTGCTGCTACTTTCTGGTGGTTGTTATGAGACGAGATAAATGTCCAAGTTGTAGTATATATTGCATATACACTACAACAGATACAGGTGGAGATTGGGTGTGTCCTAAGTGCAGTAAGGTTCCCCCATATGTTGAAGGATCTATATTAAATAGAGTTGGTTATTTATGACATATTCGATTAAAGTTAGTATGGGCAACACCATAAGCACGGGAGAGTATGAGAAAAAGGATTGTTATGTGGTGCTTGAAGCTGTGCTTGAAGAGGCCAGGGACTTAACTGATGAAGAGTTGGCAACTATCAGGTCTAATGCTCAAAGGATGATTGTGTTGGCAGAGGATGAGCTTAGGGACTTTGAGTCATATGCTAGGCGGAACAAAGTTGTTGTTGTTAGTAATTCAGAAGCCGAAGAGGTTAGAAGACTTATGAGTAAACATGCTGGTGGTTAGCTATGAGGTGTCCAGACTGTAGTCGCCTCGCTTTTTACAGCCAGACAAGTAATAGATATTACTGTTTTGATTGTGGCACCGAGCCTATTGGCACTACAACAACACCAGAGCAGTTAGCTAAGTACTACCAGAGGTGGAAAAATACCACTTAAAACTATAACTAAAAAAATAAAATACTTTGTATGTGATTGTGGTTATGAGATACAAATATTTGATGAAGAAGAGAAAATATACTGTAATAGATGTAATATATCTTACGATAAAGATGGGAACAAATCACGCAGATGTAACAACTGTTCAAAATATAGAAACAATACTTATACTTCTCCAATTAATAACTATCCTTTATGTTTAAAATGTATGCCTATAATAAGAGGTATTGTTAATAAAAGTATCAATAGAATGAGAAGACAACTGAGGTGGATAGATGGCATCTTGGAACAGCAGAAAATCTAAAAGGCGTAAACGAAAATGCAAACTTTGTAAGTACGGGACAAGTAAAAGAAGTAGTGTGTGCAAAAGCTGTAGATATGGCAATATCTACAGCACGGTGTTTGGTAAAGACGGTATGCTTAATCACACTAGAGAAGGATGGGGCTTGTGATGGAAACCATCGCAAGCAACCATAGAGAAATTGAGATTGCTCAGAAAGTTAGAGATGTTTATGGAGAGCATAGGTGGAAAGAGAAAGATTTTGGTTTATATTATACGGAAGGTCAGGATGATTCTGAAATCAGATACTTTCTTATGTTGGGAGATGATGACTATATTATCATTGGTCCGTCTCCTTGGGAAGGCACTGAAGATACTATTACCAGGCTAATAAGTTTTAAACATAATCCATTATATCTCCCTTCTGACAATAATTATATGGAAATGTTGTGGGAAATCAATGGCAACTATCGACTAATGGACTATGGAGTAGAGGGTCCTTGTGATTGCAAATGCGGTGATGCGATTGGTATATGGTTTATAGCAGATACCCCAGATGAAGCATGGATGAAGGTGGTTAATAATGTCTGAGCAATATATAAAAATTAACTGGAGAATATATCCATCAGCAGGGCACGTATTAATTTATATTAAAGGTAAGACAAAAAAATTTCAGATGGAAGAATGCATTTACTATGATAGTTGGTTTTTAGAGTGGAGACTCAAGAGAATTAAAAAACGAATTACTAAATGTCTCATGATTCTTGAAAAATCTGTGTGGTAGTTTTTTTGATAGGAGAAAATTGTTGGAAATGTGTTAATGGGGAATTGGTGGAGGTGGCGGATAGTGAAAATTCTAAAAGACATATTAAGATGGGCCAGACATGAAGGATATGCTGGTGAAGAAAAAAATATTTTAACAGTATTTGCTGCACTAACAACTAGGATGAAATTTGGCATCGCTAGTACTAGTGGGGCAGGCAAAACTAAATTACTTGATACGATGTTTGAATTGGTAGATAGTTCATGGATTAAGAAAATTGGATTATCTAGCGACACAGCTGCATTCTATGACCAATGGGAAAATATTAAGTTTCTATATATTCCAGAGTTACAGAAAGCAATTGGTGAATCTAAGTTGTCCCTGGTTGAGATGATGAAAGATCTGGGCGAGGGTAAAGACTCCAAGAGGCTTGTTACTAAGGCTGATCGCACTGGGGTAGAAACAAAAACAATCCCTAAAGATATTGGTGTCGTATACACCAGAGCCTATGAGAACATGCACTATGGTAAGGGAGGAACTGACACAGAGTTAGCCAGGCGGTTCCCAGAAATCAACTTAGATATTACACCAAAACATGTTCACGAAATCGAGAAACTAAATGCAGAATGGGAATTTTTACCCGAAAGATTCAGTGAATTTACAGAAGAAGAAGTATTTTCACTACAAGAAAGAATTAGACGTATTATCGTAGCTGATTCACGAGAACTATTACCAATTGCTAACCCGTTCGCTACATATTTAGTAGAGACATTGCCCTCATATGGAACTACATCGCCCAGTTATAAGATCCAATATCATAAATTTGCTAAGGCATTTGCCAAGCTAAGGATTGGGACAGATGCAGTATCTCCATATAGTATGAAAGTTAAAGATAAGAATGTCGGTAGATATTTAATGACAATACAAGATGTCAGAGTTAATCATTTTATATATGGACAAACATGTGCCAGAAATATTCTTGGGGTTCCATACTTAGGAGATAAAATTTTACAGATGTATGAGCGCCCAGAGTTTGGTGGCACACTTAATACATCTCAACAAGATATTTTACAATATTCTGTTAAACAGGAAACTCGTAAGTGGGCTACAGTTGATGACGTGGTTCGAGGTTTATCTGAGATAGATATCAAAGTACCATATGATTTTGTCAGGTATGTTATGACTGTGATGGCTGAGCATAGCCACCACCTAGAGGTTAAGAAGCGAAGTAGTGATACCAGATCTTGGGTGTTCTATCGGGTCCAGACATTTGAAGAAGTTGAAAAAATTGATTGGGTCAACTGTTGGAGACATGGTAGAGACAAGATTAAAGAATCTACAGACGATGAGTCATATGAGAGATGGGTTAGTTCACAGATTGATTCAAGAACAGGAGATATGTTATTTGATAACCCTATTACGGGCAACGTTAGTGTAATTATATCAAAGGAGGATATTTGGTGAGCAAAGAGTTCAGAGTATCCCCCACCATGATTAACAAGTTCTATGCTTGCCCATCTCAGTACTACTATAGATATATTTTAAGGATTCCTGAGGAACCTTCAATACACATATATAAAGGCAGAGTTGTCCATGACATCGTGGAGAAACTAAGTCTATTGTCTTGGCACGATATTAAAAATAACTGTAAGACAGAGACAGAACTACACAAGTTTATGGCACACATAGGTAGCAATATATGTATTACTGAGATTGAGCGGGGGGGAATTAAAAAATACTGTGTAGAGAACAAGATTGATTGGTTGGAAACACTAACAGATATTACTAAGATTGTTGACAGATATATTCTTTGGTATGTTATGCAGTTCTTTGTATATGTGGATGCAGGGAAACCAGCATTCTTAGCATTTAAGAACATGCACCCTAAAGCAACTGAGATAGATGTGCGTATCTCATCTGATATGTGTGTTATCACCACTGAGGGGGAAAAATTACCAGTTATATTAAGGGGTAAGATTGATGCTGTGCTCCCTATGGGGGACAGTGCTGGGGTAGCTATTGTAGACTATAAAACTAGTAAACCATATAAGATGCCCATGCGAGAAGAATATATTAGACAACTAGAGTTTTATTCATACATATATGCAGAGAAGTATGGACAAATTCCTGAACTCATGGCAGGCCACTACTTAAGAACTTGTGAGTGGGTTGCTATAATTCCACCTGATGATCTAGCTCAAAAAGTACTTAGGCGGGTCAGGTTTTTCATTGATTGTGTCAATCGAAACATATATCAATCGAATCCAACATACAAATTTTGCAACAAAAAATGGTGTCCGTACTGGAGACAATGTCATAAGGAGGGGCGGTATAATGGTTGAGAATATGACAAAAGGAAAAGAAGCTATAAAAAATATTGTAACTACGATTAGTAAACAAATTGAAAAAGAAAAAGATGAGGGCAACCCTAAAATTTTATTCACTACTCACGGCACAACAAGAGCTAGGTTAGCAGAACTTATGACAGAATTGGATAAAGATGAGGTAGAATATACCTTAAATACTTTGTTAAATATGTTAATATTGTTAGGTATAGAAGAGCTACACAGAGCTGAACTTGTTGCCAGCTTAGGTATTGATACTGTGCATACAATTGAGAAAAAATCAGCACAGGGTCAAGATATTGATACTATTATAAACAATCTATATAATGAACCTAAAGAAAAGTTTGATCCAATGTTTGGGTAGTAAATATGAAAGGACCAAAGAAAAAGAAAAAATATAATAACACACCACAAGCTAAAAAGCCTCTTACTAAATCTGAGTGTGCAGCTTTATTTGGTCCATGTAAAGACTGTCGCAAAGACGGTAAAAAGAGATGGTGTGATGAAAATTAATAGAGAAATATTGGATGAGTGTAACTCAATCATTGCTCCTGCACCTAGTTTCAGTCGCATTGTTGAATGGCAGGAGGACAGAGATGTGTGGTTTAATCCTAGGGAAGGTTCAGACTATTCTCCAACACAATACTGTCCATGCTCTAGTCTTAAACAAAATAATAATATATATTTGTATGTTATAGACTTAGATTCACCTGGTAAATGGAATATGTTGCATGCAGCTAGGGACATATATAATTTTTCTTTGACACCACCTATAGTTAAATTTAGTGGAGTTAAGGGGCTCCACTTAATATGGCATATAGAGCCGTCTGATGCAGATGAGTATTCAACTATGATATTTCTGAAGCAACAAACTCAGAAGATGTATGACCATCTTAACCTACAAAAATATGGGCTTACTATAGGCAGGTCTAAAAATGTGGACCTTAGTGTATATAAAAGAAATGGCATCGTTAGGTTGTGTGGTGCCAGAGGGAATGGCAGGTATAGTGTTCCTATTAATATAGATGATCGCATCAGCACAATATTTCAGAAATCAATTGGGCAAGTTGACATAGATATACCCTCTGAACCAGAAGTACTTTTAATGGATGTTCCTAAAATAGAGACCAAAAAATTTATTCCTAAGAAGCCTGCAGGAATTACACAACCATTTTTAGAAGTTATGTTATTAGATAAGTTGCCTGACCATGATATGTATTGGGCACTTACAGTATTTTTAAGGTTTGAAAAAGGATTGGAACCAATTAAGATATTTGAGTATTTTAAGAAAAATGCTAGGTGGTTTCCAGTTGGAATTAATAACCGAGAGGAAAATAGAATCATAGAAAGAATTAGTGCCACTGTAGGGTGGGCAGATCGGATTGCCTCAACAGGGGAAAACCCATGCCCCAGGTGGTTATACAGGAGAGAATATAATGATCGAGATAGAATATAGTTTAAGTCCGTTTATTGATGCAGAGAACAGTGCAATTTTGTTAGGGTTGTTTTGTCCACCAAACGTAATTGAGGTTTCTCTGGGAGCTATGCAGTGGTGCCATACAAGCGTCGTTGATGACTCATGTGAGGAAGTTATTGAGTATGTTATAAGCACCGTTGTTGAGCATGAGATAATTCACTGGGCATTTTCTATTGAAGGAATTAATGATTGTGAAGCAGAACATAAAGCAATAGAAAGTCTAGAGAGGGAATAGATTGTCATTCAAGACCCCTATTGCAGAGGCAACATTTAAATCTAGACACGCACTAAATCCAGATGAAACCTGGGAACAATGTTGTGATAGGACGTGTAAATTTTTAGGTCTACCAAATACTTTAAAATCACTGATGTATCAGAAGAGCGTTATATTTGGTGGTAGAACTATGCGAAATGCTGGGCGGAAGCACCCAGCATTACTGAACTGTTTTACACTAGGTTGGAATGATAATATAGAATCTATAGGTTCGTTGTTTAGAGACTTTTCTATAGTTAGCTCCAGTGGCGGTGGTGTTGGGATTAATGCAAGTAAGCTAAGAGAAGAAGGTAGTTATATATATACTAAAGGGGGCTATGCTTGTGGGCCCCTTGGGTTTATGAATGCTGTTAACTCAATTGCTAAGACTATGGAACAAGGTGGACAGAGGCGGGCAGCTCTAATAGGTATAATGGATGTTTCTCACCCAGATATTCTTAAGTTCATCAACTTCAAAAAAGACGATAAAATATTGTCATCTTTTAATATTTCTGTAGCTATCAATAATGACTTCATTAGAGCTGTGAAAAATGATGATATGTGGAATCTTAAACCATTTGGATCAGCCCATAATATTCCTTTAACCGCATCTTTACCTGCTAGAATACTGTGGAGAAAAATTGTAGAACAAGCATGGAAGAACGGAGAACCAGGTATTATTAATATAGAAAATATGCAACGAGATTCATACATAGATGCCCCAATATATGGAGTAAACCCCTGTGGCGAGGTGCCCCTACCAGAGAATGGGTCATGTTGTTTGGCATCTATTAACTTAGAAAACTTTTACTATGAGGGTGGAGTAGACTTACTTGGACTAGCAAGTGCAACTAAACTAGCTGTGTGTGGGCTTAATAAAGTATTAGATAAGACCACATACCCTATAGATAAGATTAGAGTGGTGTCCCACCACTACAGACAAGTTGGTGTTGGGTTTATGGGGTTGTATAATCTGTTAGCTAGGATGGGAATTAGATATGGAGATAACGAACGGTGTATGACAACTATTGATAAGATAATGTCCACCATTCTTAATATAGCATATGAGACAAGCGCTATGTTAGCTAAAACAGATGGACCTGCACCATCATGGTATAATTGTCGTGATAAATTTTTCGCAAGTCCTATAGCTAAGAAACTTAATACAGCAACTATAACACACATTAAACAATATGGTTTGAGAAACATGCAACTATTAGCAGTGGCCCCAACAGGAACTATTAGTATTGTAGCAGAGACAACTAGTGGAATTGAACCCCCGCCAGCTATTGAGTGGATTAGGAAAATTAGATATGATGGGAGTAAGTATAAAGAATTTCACGAGTTTGCTTCAATATATAAAGAACTAAGTGGTTTTGGATTACCAACAGATCACCTTGTGTCGGCATATTCGTGTCCACCAGAGGAACATCTAGCTGTGCAGAAGCAGGTTCAACAGTGGACAGATGGCAGTATTTCAAAAACGATCATACTGCCATCGGGGTATAGTGTGGATGAGTTGTCAGATAACTTACTTAAGTTTTTACCAAGTCTTAAGGGAGTTACTGTATACAGATATGGGTCCAGAAAAGACGAACCAATAAAGGTTGTGAAATAATGCCATATGTTAGCCCATTTAGCTCATTTAGCGCATTCTCATTCTATAAAATGCCCACAAAAGATAAAAAACCAAAACGATGCAAATATTGTAGATCCAGACATGCCCCTTTCTATAGAACAAATATTTGTGATACGTGTTATAGTTTATGGGCAAAATCAAAAAAATGGGACCCATATCACGGTATTAGGATGCCAACATATAGTCAGAGAGTGAGAATGCTAAAAAAGGAAGGATATAAATATAGTAATAAAAATATTAAGATGATGCATGCTGCTAGCGCAACTATTATGGAGGTCGAAGATGAAACATCAGGTGATGTGTGATAGGATATTATCATGTGAGGATTGTCCCCTTAGATATAACACAACACCAATACTGCCTGTAGGTAATATACATAGACCAACTATTATGTTTGTTTCAGGTGCCCCAAACATTAGTGGCTTATCTAAGGCACTGTTATCTAAGGCTATTAAAAATATTGGGTTAATAGAAAATGTTCATACATACCACACAAGCGTTGTTAAGTGCAACCCACCTAATAATAGAAAACCCAGATCAAAAGAAATTGAAGCATGCATACGATATCTTATTATGGAAACTCAACTAATTAAACCAGTCTGTATTGTGTTGCTAGGCACAACACCTACAAAAAGAGTATTACTATACGGTAAAAGCATGACAGAGCTTGCGGGCAGATATGAAGAAGCAGTAAATATTAGAGGACTTGACTACAGGGGAAATGTTATGCCGACATTTCACCCATCTTTTGTTATAAAGGGGGGAGTTACATACCAGACGTATCTTACATATTTAAAAATAATGATAGCAAAGATGCTACAATAAGCATTGGATTAATTACAGTAGAGAACGGCCAATATTGGGAGATTATAGAGATTATACCAGATGGAAACTATGGACATGTAACGTTTAGAAACATATTAACTGGCGAAATAGGAGGCACCACACTTAGTACAGCTAGACATTTTAGTTTTATTAGTGGTGGATTAACAGACAAAATGAAAAAAGACATGGAGACTATATCTTTTTTAAGTAAATCATCTGATCCTCGTAAAAGAGATATTGCTAAAGTTGTGAAATTTTGGGGCTGTTAGAATAATGGTAGTTCGCTAGACTTTGGATCTGGCAGCGCAGGTTCGAATCCTGCACAGCCTATGGCGGTGGCGTGGTGGAAATATTTGAAGCGGAAAATTTTAAATCAGATAAAAAAATATTAGAGGATTTTATTAAGCTTATAAATGATCCTATAAACTGGAACAAAGTAATTCATTTTGATATTGAAGTTGACACAAATGGCACATTTCCTACCCCAGAAAGAAACACTATCATCCAGATTGGATATGAGGTTAGTGATTTACCAGACGATGTCAAGATACCACAGGGCGGTATCCAGATATTACATGGTTATTTTGTTATGGGTTTTGATTTACCATATATTATTAGTAGGCTTAAAACAAATAATATAGATCCTACTCAGCTGGTGGTTATTAAAGACCCAACTCAGGATTTTAACATTGATCCAGATGTTAAAGAGGTTGTATATCTTATGGGTAGGCGTCAGGAAATCCCTAAGATACGACTAGGACAACGGTTGATATTTGATAGTTTCATTCAGGGGTCAGCAAAGGACCAGCGACTATTTAATCTTAAAGATAGGAAACTTAAAACAGTAGCGAAGCACCTCAACCCCAGCGGGGAATATTGGGACCTAGATAGAAACCAATATATGAAAATGAGAAATATGTTGGGGTCCGAAAAACTAAAATCATATCTTAGAAATGATATTGATGCCAGCGTTGTGCTTTTTAATACATACTTTAGAAACTGGATTACGGTTGGAAACATGCTGGACATCCCAGTAGAAAAGTATATATATATGAGCAGTTCATACCCTGCTAACAAGCTATGTAGAACAATATGGGAGAATTTAGGAGAAGATATTTACACATTTAAAGAAACTAACATAGATAAGTATGGTCCAGACATTGCCCACAATATAAGGGCAGCTCTCACAGATACTATGAAACCAGGATACTACCTTGACCCTATATATCACTCAGACTTTGCCAGTATGTATCCTAATATTGTGATGACATTTAATATATCAATTGAGACAACTAGGTTTGTTAGGTTTGAACCATACACAGATAAGTTTAGTTCTGAATATATTAAAGGTGACGATGTTTTAAGGTTACATATTCCAGACGAGAGGTGTTATAAGACTTGGGTTATAGATATAGATCAGAAAGTTGAGGGTGGAATCCCAAAATACTTTAGAGCTTTATATAAAATTCGAGTAGATCTTAAAGCTAAAAAGGCAAAACTTGATGAAAACTCAGCTGAATATCAAAAATTGCACGCTCAAGAAGGGGGCATCAAGATTATTCTTAATGCTATTACTGGATACATGGGCATGCAGTGGGCTAAGTATGCAGACTTGTGCCAATATGTCAGCATCGTTGGGATTGGCAGGGAAATTATTAAGTGGGTTATGGGTGGACTAGAGTCTATAGAACAAGGTGTATCAACTAGTTTATATAATGAGTTCTTTAACAACATATATAAAGAATATATAGTTAAAAAAGACATATTAAGATACAACTTGTTTAAAACAGTTATAGCTGTAGATACAGATGGTTTTTATACAACCAGTAAGTTTCCTAACACTATAATACAGTGTTTAATTAACAAGTTCATAGACCAGTTTCAACTACTCAACGAAAACACAATGACCATGAAGACCGATAAGTATGATGGGGCATACTTTAGAGACACCAAGGGCAAAAATTATATATTGTGGCAAGGGGGTAACAAATTCAAATATAAAGGTGTCAGTATCAGAGCCAGCAAGTTGCCAAGCATGTATGACAATTTCAGGGACAGTGCAATTATTTTTAGGTTCAAGCAGGACAATGAAAAGCTTAGGGAACTATATTATAATTACAAGCGGTTTTATGTGGCGATGGGGATTATGGACCTAGCTATGAGGATTAGAGTAAAGTCCCCTGACCAGTATAAGTCAAAAAATTGTCAAAGCATGCAGATAATTGGGCAGGTGAAGGAAACATATGGCATCCAACCAACTGATGGAGAACAGTATGAGTTTGTGATGAGCAAGGGGAAAGCCCCAAAGTTAATCCACCCTGATGACAAGCTAATATTTAGGGCCACTGGGCCTGTTGTTGAGAGAAACGAAAAGACTATATATGAAATCGACACTAAGTACTATGCTAGTATTATTGATGGGGCAGTTAAGAGACTTGATTTAAAAGACGTAATACACGGGAAACAGAAAAGCATATTTGATTATTAGGAGACAGAAATATGGAATGTAAAACATGTAGTAGAAACTTTATGTGGTTCCCACATAGGTTTAGACAGTATCGGTTCTGCACGGTTTCATGCAAAGAAAACTATATAGATGACCATAGTGGTGTTGTCCACACACTTAAGGATTGGATCAGAAGGAGGTTAGCCTAATGGTTTGTTATGTGTGTCGTGGCAAGTTTGATGCATACTATACTATTGTTGTTCCAACTAAAGAAACTAAAGGAGCATACAACTCTGTGAGCACGCTTAGTATATGTAAGGAATGCTCTGTTGATTGGGATAGAGATACACACAGAACATGGAAAGAGTTTGTAACATGGGTCAGGTCTTATAATTGAAATGTGAAATAGAACAACTTACAGGTTGGAGCACTGCACTTGGTCTAGCTAGAGCTACTGCTGGGAAAAAGATGACCCACAAAGAACCTAGCAAGGATTTTAAGTACGGTGTGCTGATGGCCGAGCATAGTCCTATTAGAGCACTAACATATATTTGTGTTTGGACAGATATGCCTTATTGGGTCCATGTCCACTTCGTTAGGCACAAGATTGGTGTAGAGTGGTTTATCCATAGTCAACGACCTGATAGCAACCGAGGTAAAAAAGATCAAGATGCCCTCATCACAGCTTCGTGTGTTATTAACGCACAAGCTATTATTAATATATCAAGGAAACGGATGTGTGGCAGGGCAGCTGGCGAAACTAGACATGCTTGGGATCTTATGTTAGAGAAGTTGGAGAAAATTGATCCTGAGTTATGGATGGTGTGTGTTCCAGAGTGTTTATATAGGGGATTTTGCCCAGAGAAAAAGTCCTGTGGGTTTAGTAATGACGCTATGTGGAAAATTTTAAGGCAAATATATACAAAAATTGGAGGTAGTGGAACTGAAGTTAAAAAAGATACACATAGACCTGATGAAGCTAGCAAAGAAAACAAGTAATATGTCTCCATGTTGTAGGTCTAAGTGGGGGGCAGTTATTAAATTACCGACAGGGGGAATAGTGAGTGGTTGGAATAGGTCCCCTATCTCTTTAGCTGGTAGGTGTGGCGGTAGGAGATGTTTACGAAAAAACATTTCCTCAGGAACTAACTTAGAGATTAGTTGTATCCATGCTGAGATGGTTGCACTTATGCATGGTGGTGGAATCAGGGACTCCACCTTGTATTTATATGGACAGAATGGGGTTAGCTTGCCATGTGCAGGGTGTATGAAACACCTGATATATGCTGGTGTTACAACAATGTTTATTAGTGGGCTTAACGATATACCATATGAGTGTGAACCACCAATTCCTAAAACATGGATGAATCAAATTACCTTTACAGTGATTCCAGATAAGGTGCTGACATGAAACAACTACTGGATGGATCTTCTATAGAAGTTACTATTGATAATAAAGAAATAAAAGAAATAAGCTATATTGAATTTGATGGAGACAATATGACCTTTGTTAGACACATACATAAAAACTGCCACAAAGAACTAGTAGACTGGTATAATGAAACTGTGTATTTAACTACTTCATATGATATTGTCATTAAAGCTAATGAAGGAAAAACTAAGATCATACTTGGAAAATATAGTGTGGTTGGATGGGATAGAGAAAGAGAAAAACTATATGATATATATAAATCTCCTGGTCTTTTTTGGTGTAGTGATTGTGATTGTTCTAAGGTTAAAGTTGGAGAAAAATTGTCTAATATGTGGACACTTAAAACGACATATAGACCGTGTTAAGGTGTTAAAGTATGAAAGAAATAAAAAATAAGACTGGCACAGAACTAATAATGACCAAAAAGGAAACCAAATCAATGGTTTCCTTTATAAGAAACCATTATGGAGATGTGCAGTTCGAATCTGATTATAAGAGCATGATTAAATGCACGATTAAAATGAGCACACCAGATATGATGTGTGTTTTTGTTGGCGTCTCGAAGGTTCACCCAGATGATGAGTACAATAAGTGGTTTGGTCGATGTGTTGCCTTTAGTCGGGCGTGGAGAAAGGCTACAACAACACACCGAATGCTAGAATATTGGTTCCAGCATTATATTGCTACTGTAGATAACTGGCACGCACTGAAGGTTCCTAGGATGTCATAGTATGACAATTGATATGGTGTTAGGAGACGCACTAGAGTTTGCATGTGCAATACCAACTAAGTCATTAGACTATGTAATAACAAGCCCACCATATCCAGGCGTTAAAAGGTGGGGACCAGATTGGGCAACTGATGAGGCCCATGAGAAATTTTTATTTCCTGTGTGGAAACAGTGTTTAAGGGCACTTAAAGACGGGGGCACGATGATTATTAATATAGGTAATACTAAACACCTTGACAACGATGCTATTACCAGCGAGTTTTTACATGACTATCGTATGCAGTTTGTAAATAAAATTGTGTGGAAAAAGCCAGTAGGTGTAGGGGGGTGGCCTAACACAATGTTGAAGACTCCGTATTCAACATTTTACTACCCTTATTGGTTGTGGGAATCTATCATCATGTATTCTAAGGGCAAACCATATCAAACAAAAGTAGAAAAATTAGATATTGAAGCAATCAGGCAGGCAAAACTGACAGGAAATGTGTGGCAAATTTGTGGGGATTCAGAATATGGTAAGTTTAGTGCATTTCCCGAGCGCTTAATTGATTGGTTGGTATCCTTATACACATATCCAGGAGCGACGGTCTATGACCCCTTTATGGGGGTAGGAACAACCCCTGTGGTTTGTGCCAAGCTTGGTAGAAATTTTATAGGCACAGAGATTGATATGAAGATATTTGTAGAGGCGTGCGATAGGTTAACAAAAAACAATATTAAATATGCGTGGTCTATATATGCTTAATTGTCCTGGTTGTACTGAAGAGATGAGTAAAGGATATGATGGAGTATGGCGATGTCAAACATGTCCTGCTACATGGATAATAAGGAGGTATTGTTAATGTTAGCTTGTGAAAAATGTAATATAAAAAATATAAAACTATATTTATGTGTGCATTGTGATGCGTGGCTCTGTTGCATGTGTCTAACGGACCACAATTGTATCTATGATCCATACTGTAGGGGCGGTAGTTGTGGTTTATAATATTCATATTGAGAAAAAATTTAAAGGAGACTATACAACATGAACATGCAGGATTTAATTAGGTTTTTAAAAAAATATGCTGGTTTACCTCTTGAGATTACTACAAGCGATGGGAAAGTGGCAGAGATTCACCCATATAACCACACAATATGGATGGCATCTGTTTTATTTGAAACTGTTAGTGGGACTGTAATTGTTGATACTAAAGAGATTGTAACAATATTTGTAGGAGAAGATAATGACTAAACTATGTATTATCTTCTCCGGGGTTCATGGGTCAGGTAAAACAACTATCATTGATGTCCTGTGTGAAGAGATGCACAATAGCGGTTGGGGGGTTGTCAGAGGTAGTTCAGTATCTAGTGATGTAAATAAAGAATATTCTTGGCCTATCAATAAAGATGCCAGCCCAGGGTCTCAGTGGGGCATGATTAGGGCACAGTCTAAGCGGGCTCTAAGTTGCCTATTCTTGTCGGAGCAGGCAACAGAGGAGAACAGAGTTGTGGTGTTAGATAGGTGCCCTATGGATGTTGCTCCATATACTAATGCGTTTCTACCAGAGGCCAAGAAAAATATTGATATTAGGATGAACCTTCAAGCAGAGGCTATCAAGGACACCAAAACAGTATATAAAATATATCAGGACTATAGCTACAGAGTTATTCATTATATTTTAAGTCCGCTTGGTTCTATAGTGTCAAACGGAGTTAGGATGACAGATATAGCAGAACAAAGGTTGCTCCATAAATATTTTTTAGACATGACAGATGAGTTGAGATCCTGTGATGATGTGTTGCTTCATGTTATGAGTAACGTATCTGTAGGGGTTAGGTTAAAAACTATTAAAGGACATATTACTATTAGATCAAAGGATTGGGTGGTATAAATGACATTAGTAGGAACAATATGTAGAAGATGCGGACACGGAGTATTAATAAGACATTGTATTTTTTATACGCTGTGTACTGGCTGTGGGTTGAGTGATGAGCCCACTCAACCTGAGGTTTTTAGGCCAAGAGTTAGACCTAGGCGAGTGCCAAATAATGCTGAGGAGTTAGCATACGAAAGAAAACGGAGGGGAAAATAAATATGCAACCAAGTGCTGTATACAGAGCTATGAGACATATTATGAATGAGGATTTTAATTTTTATATTTCTTGTGGGGAAGATGAATTTTATATTGAGATAAATAGTATTGAGCGATTCCAAGTAATTGACTCTGTACTGTATCTGTATGGGGATGTGTTTTTCTGTTTAGATGTAGCTAATATTACAGAGATTGGTAGCTCTAAAAAGGCTAAAGAAGTAATTAAAGAGGTAGATTCATGCCACAAACAGATGGCTATTATTTCGATGTTTGGTTAAATGAGGCAGGATATAAACCAGGGCATGTTGATCTATTTATCACAACGCCCCCTCACACTGTGCCAGGCAAGAAAAAACTAGATGACCTTGAGGCAATATATATTGCCAAGCAAACTCAGTTTCTTAAAGATGTTGAAACATGGCTTGCTCCAACTGGGCACATGTTTTACCATCATAGGATTACTAGGTCAGGGGTTGGGGCATCTGAGTTGACAGATATGCATCTTATAGATATTATTCATTGGGACAAGCTATTCTTAGGTGCCACAAGCGATAGGAAGTTTAGGTGTGTAGGGGAACCTGTGTGGTGGTTTGCTAAGAGCCCTAACAGATATTTTTTCGTGAATATTAATTTGTCAAACTCATTTAGGGGGCATGCTAGTGCCACAGTTAATAGTATCCCACATCTGCCAGAGGGGTTAGTGGCAAATATTATTAGGTGCACAACTAGTAAGGGAGATATTGTGGTTGACCCCTTCGACAAGACTGGAGTTGTTATGAAAGTTGCTGAGAGTTTAGGGAGAGTTGGAATTGGATTTAGATACTGAAAAAATAAACTATATATTTGTGAGGGATAAAACACTATGCCAGCTAGAGTGAAATGCGATGATTGTAATATAGAGTTTTTATCTGAACCAGATGGAGAAGGCTATTATAGGTGTTGTAATAGGTGTAGATTAAAAAAGCAACTAGCCTTTCAAACTAAACAACGACAAAAACTAAACAAAGATATTGCTCATAATAAAATGTTACTGGGGTAATTATCATATCACGTGATATAATTAAGTAAACACTAGTTGAATATCCTGAGTGAGAACTGTTTTTTCCCCTGCTCGCATCTTTATAGGTGAGTCAGGAGAAATGTCAGACAACAAACTCCTAACTAAACAAACTCCATGACCTTTAGCATATGTAACAGTATAGTTTGCCCCTTTCTGATACAGCATACTTATATCTGCCTTGTGTCCCTGTTTCAAACCAACATATGGATTAACCCACACAAAGTCTGCCACCCCTCTTTCTGACATATATTTAAATACATAATTAGAAGTTGTATATGTAATGGTGCTTGTGTCAGCTAAATGAACATATGTCTTAGTGCTCCCTGATGTGTCTCCTCCAAAGAGGGACACATCTCCAACATATAATGTGGTGGCATTAGAGTTGTTTCCATCTGCTGCAATTTTAATTGTCTTAAGCTCAGTAAATGAAAATGTGTATCTATACCAATCAGATGAGCCACTAGTTGTTGTATTTAATATTTCATAATATACTCTGGCTCCTCTATTATAATCTAATTCTATATCTAACTTGAACCAGTTGTCTTTTGTGGTGGCTGTAATTTGATATATATCAATCCACGCAGCTCCGTTACCATCATATATTTGAATCATTCCACTACTAATTCTTGTTTGAATATTGTTAAGGGAACCGCTTGCTTCTCCTATATCAAATGTGCAGTTTGCGTTTTCACTGTCTACTTTAAAATATATTCTTACAGTTTGTCTGTCGGCTATTCTGCCCCTATTAACTATAGCAGATTCTCTACCAGTTACGTTTGTAGCATATAGTTTAATTCGTCTGTCGCTTCTAAATACTAAGTCTTCTTCTAAGTCGCATGTGCAGGCAGCGTCTATACTAATATCCCATTTCCAGCCCGTCCACGTACTAGGACTATTAGTTATACCAATAATTTCGGTGTCGTTAAATGACTGGGGAGCACTATATCCATACCATGTTTCAGTAGATTGTCTAGGATACATCTCTGCATGGTCAACTTGAAAATATTGAACATCTCCGCTGTTTCCAGTATCTCTGGCATCTGCTGGGTTATTGCCAACAGATAACCCAAATACCATACCTGTTTGAACTTTTGGGATTCCAGTTATTGGTTGATATTCTTCATCTAATATCATATAACTATCTCCGCTTAATAAGCTGTATTTAAGTCCTGTATACAACTCACCATATTTATCAGCAGCAGCTGGAGATAAATCTATTTTATACAGGCTCATATGTCCGAAGCTATATGGCTCAAAGAAGTCGGACCCTGTGTCCATCATAGTTCTGATAACAGATGCCTGAGGAGTTGCAGGAATATACATATATCCAGACAGATATCCAAAGTTAGCTATCCCGCCAGCCCCATCTCCAGGACCAGTCCACAACTCAACAATCCAATCACTGGCACCATCTGATATAGAGCTAACCTTAAAGTTAGCAAACCTACTGGTTAATATATATTTTTTAGTTGCCCCACCTCCAGTATTAAATGTTTTCCAAGCTGGGGCTGCCCCATAATATGTATCTCCTATAGCTACTCCGTGATGAGATATAGCTGGAGTTCTTGCATCACATATTATATTTAAGTTGTCTCCTATTTCACCACCATCTAAATCTAGGTCTATGTCGCCTGTGTCAATTGGTCCTGCAAAAGGCGTCATCCCACCACTTCTAGATGTAATATCTGTTTGGTCGCTATACCTGTCTGTATTTATTATAGATAGGTGAATCTTATCATATGTTGTATCAATATATTCAATCACGGCTGCCCTTACAATCCCGCCATCAATATATGTATTTAAACTTGAATATTTGTCTCCGCTTGCTCCATCTACAACTACTAACTCGCTTGGAGCATATTGTAGGAACCCTCTTTTGTTGTGGGTGGCCTCAGCAAAGCTAGATGCCCCCTCAGACTTAAAGACAAACTTAGTAGTTGGCCCCCTACCAACATACATATTATCTATATACATATTAATAGTTGTAGCGCTGTTACCAGCGCTGAATGATGCTACTGTGGCTCCACTGGCACTCCATACAGCCCCACTTGTTAGTGTCTCAGATATAGCAATCCCATTAACAAAATATATTGCTTCTGTGGTTGTCCACATTATAGTAATATTATACCATTGTCCATGTTGCCAAATAAATGCCGGATCAGGGGTTTGCCAAGAAGTCCCATCATATACCTCTATATCAGTATTTGTTTTACTAAATCTGAGGCCTGCTTTTACTGTCCCGCTAGAATTTAATAGCGCAACATAAGACACACCTGCCCCTGCTCCGCCTGATGTTGTATATACATCTACAGATGCAACATTGTGTGATGTAGTAGTACTGGCTGTCAGCCTCACTTCTTCTCCGTTGTCTATTTTGGCCCCCATATCACTCTTCGGACCAAAAACATACGTGTCATCAAATGTTACGGTTCCTGTAACACTATTAAGATTTGTGTTGTCAGTAGATACTGTGTCTCCGTCTCCCCCATTTTCAAACCCCTCATATAGTGAGACCGACTCATCACTATGTAGCGTTGGGTAACTATCTGATATGTTTGTTTTGTTAGGAATATCCTTATGATAGGTTTTCCCATGTATATCAATCTTTTTATTGTTTTCAGACCTTAATAAATATATTTTGTCGTTAACAGCTAAGTCTGCCTCATTAATACTTGTGCCATCTATAATCAACCTGTCAGAGTATTTTTCTAAAACAACTGTAGAATATATAGTTCCTACGCTGTTTTCAAGATATATATAATCTCCTTTAACATATAAGTCCAAATTACTCGGCACAAGGATAAAACTGGCCCTGTCGTCAGCTACCCCTTCAAGACTACTAATACTATCAACATGTTCTATAGGATCAACATAGTCCCACCATATATATTCTGGATCATTAGTTCTATCATAGTAATAGTCTATTCCTTTTCTATATTTTCCTGAGCCTTGGTTAAAATTAATCTTGTCAGTTGATATGTTGGCGAAGGCAAAATCAGTATATATTTTTCCAAATTCCCCTGTAAGCGGGTAACTAACTAACATGATAAAAATCTTACCATCTGTTGTTATGGTCTTACTCATATCATCAGACTTGGTAGATTTGCCATAGAAATAGTTTGTGTTGTTATCTAATATATTGGAAGCTGAGAAACCTCTAGATGATTTCAGTGGTAAATCTACCCACTCTCTGCTACTCTGTTGCCATATATATGTTTCTATAGCATTACTAGCAACCCCAGCCCAGTGAAATGTCATCTTCTTAACATCTGCTGCATCAAACTCTCTGGGGATAACAAACTCATATATCTGAATAGCGTTGTAAGCTGACACAATAGTTGCAACATTAGTACTGTCTGCTCCACCTGACAGTTGGGGGATAGCTAACCCAGGACCATATGTTCCATAAAACCACGCTTCTCCCCACCCTGTTATGGCATTAGGCTTAGCTACACCATCATATACGCTATTTAAAGCGCTGCCTGGCACAACTCTAGAATAATTAAACTCGTTTCCTAACAACCACTCAAGAGACTCTTTATTAACATCAGATGTAAGATCTCCCGCTCTAAGCATATATCCTCTGATAGGATAATATTGATTCCCCGTGCTACCACTAACATAACATATATTGTATGCATCTGTCATATCAACAGATCTAGGAGCCAGGGCATTGTTTTCGCTGTCTACTGCGTTAGATTGAGTCATATTGTTATATGGGTCATCTCCATACCCAAGCGCCACCTCTTCATTTGACCAACTCACATCTCCAAGGTAATATTGTAGATCAGAGTCTATATTAGAATCCTCTGTAAATACCCCTGCTTCGGTAATTTCTGTATATTCTCCAGTTGCAGCCCCACTACTAGTTGCCTCTCCTGATTGAGTTGCACTAATATCTGTAACTATTTTAATATGATATGTAGAGTCCGTGTCTCCCTGTAGGACACCTGCAACACTACTATTTATTCTGTTTATCTCAGAAGATAACTCACCATTAGCAATAAGAGTGATACTTGTGCCTGTAGCAATTGTGCCTGTTCTGTTGTTAGCCTCAACCTCAATGGTTGTTTTAGGTGGCCCACCTGTAAACCCAAGAACTTTTAAAAACATAGTCTTTGTTTCGGACCCACTAACACCATCATAGTTGTCCCCTGAGTCATAGTATATATAGTCTCCTACTTGAATAGGGGGCTCAATATAAAAACTATCTCCAGCGTCTGGGAAACTAGGCCAAGGAGACCCAACTTCTATAACGCCACCACTCTGAGTCCAATCAATAATTTTTCTCCGCTCACCGTCGTTATTACCAGATGTGAAAACAACCTCATAGTTGTTCCAATAGTCATCTGCTTGAGCCAGCGTAGCTGCCTTAAATTTAGTGGGAGTTGTTTGTCCCCCACTCGGAACTGGTGTAGCATGAACAGTATCAGAACCAACAACTATATCTGGCTGATATGTTGCCCCCCAAGCACCATCTAACTCCATAGTAATATTTGTATTATTCTGTTGCCAACTCCAATCATACGATAAAGCTGTTGTGCTGTCCCCTATGGCTCCATATAGCTTTTGAACATTGTTTTCTTCTCGATTTCCATTACCATCTGGTCCAGCTATAATCTGGTTAGCAATATATAGTAACCCCTCTTTAGTAACATAGCTTTTATTATATGAGCTAGTTGTTGTATCAGATGTCAACAAGACTACAAAATATACTGTTTCCGTACTAGATGCCGTAACTGTTACTGGCCCAGTTAGGGCATCGTCATTCTCAAACCCTGTAATAAAATATTTGTATACTTTGGCACCTGCTTGGATTGCTCTAGTGAGGACAGCTGAACTAGGCCCAGCTGTATCAATTGTAATTGTATCTTCATTATTTGTATAGCTAATGCTGGACACATAGCATTCCTCTGTGCCTTCAACATATACTGTGGAACCAACTGTAGGGGCTCCCCCACTGGACCCACCGTCTCGCTCAATAACATTAGCAAGTTTTTCGGCATTACTCATATTAATATCAATTTCATCTGTGGTTCCATCTGCATATTGAATTTGGATAGTTTCTCCATCTAAAAATATATCATAGTCATCGGCATCTATAGCAAAATTATTTCCATCCACCCAAACAACCTTAGCCTCATTCCTATATGATATTGTAAATGGTTTATTAGCTGTGTTGCCTCCGACAGCAGACCTGACTACAACTTCGTTGTCGCCCTTCGTAATATCTTGAGTTAGTTCTGTAACCTCTTCGATAACAGGATATACATAATCCATATCTTTACTAACACCATATGGGTTAGTCCAATCATATCCTAAGTATGTTCTGACAAGTTTATTTGAGTCATCCAGTGTAATTACTACATTAGTAAGAACCTCTGCTTTCTCTTGTAAGAAATTTGCCCCATCTTTGACCAGCGCATATCTAAATCCACTTCCTTCAAGACCAACAATAAACTGGTCAGAGATATTTTTTGTCATCTCCCGCCTACCAGCCGACTTAGATGTTACGTCTGTTGTATCTGTCCCAAAAGTATCTGTGTGGTAATTATAATCAATATCAATTGTAGCAGCAGTAGTTCTATAGTGAATTGGCACAGATTCCATAGTACTATCTTTTTCCTGATCTTGCATCATCTCATAGAATCTTAACCAGTGAGTTTTATATGTGTCTCCAAAGGTAGCATTAATATCAAAAATAGAACTGCACCTGAACATATATGTAACAATATTATACTTATCAGCACTTAATCCAACATCGTTGTCTGTAATTGAAAATACATCATATGGCTCAACAAATAAGAAATCATCTCCAATATCAGTATTATTAGGATTAAGGGTAGTTTCAATAATATCATCGTTCGAGCTATTTTTAATAATCTCATAGTGGGCAGCTTCAGCACACTCATGCACTGTAGTTAAACCCCCTTTCTCTAACACCTTAGTAGTTGTATATCCTGCATCTAAAGCAACTTTATTAGTTTGAGTTGCAGATATTCCATCTTTTCCAACCACAATAACTCTGGAAACCGTGTTATCGTTATATTCTTTAAATTTAATTTTACCTATGTGAAAATTATCGGCTGTAATAGTGTGGTCAGCCGTGTCAGTAGATCTTGATTTTAGTGTTAGTCTTAGCCCACCTGTAGTGGCATCTGCGTGGAAATAATATCCTATCCTAGCATACGTGCAAAGCTGTTCTATGGCATCATTTGGGCTAACATTTCTAAACCTAAAGTCCCGATCCACAATATGTTTATCTCCAGCATCTACAGAAGCTATAGCAACATCTGAACCCGATACCGGTGCATATATGTCTATATTGTATCCTGTTGATTCCCCTAAGGATGTGAGGTTATCTACAATATCTATAATTATATCTTCTATATATTTAAAGTCCTTTGCCAGATAGTCTCTAGACATAATATTTTCCATCGCATATTTGCCTGCCCCCCTAGCATATAACTTTAACATATTTTTCTTGGCACCACTATTAAAATCAATTGGGTTTAGTTCCCCTTTAAATATAGTTTTAACCGTCTTAACTAATAGTGCCTTGTCAATATATACTTTATCTCCACTAGTCCAAGTAGGGGTAGCATTAGGATATATATCTAACCTGGTCATTGTGTAAGACTTAGTTGTATCTTCAAATCTAAGCCTTGTCCACTCGTTAACCTTAATATCATTAAGGCTATCAAGAGTTTCCTCAAGAGAATATGAACCACTATATGTTTTAAGAGACAGATCTGCTGCATCTAAAGCAGTTGAGCTACGAATCCAAACCTCTACACTATATCCAGAAACAATACTGACACTAAGGCTGGTTTTAGATATAGTCGCTGTGCCGGCATTAACTGTGCCAGTAACATCATATCTTTGGGAGGCTGTGCCTTCAACTAATATATTTTTATCTGCAGTTGGTGTTCCAAGCTGTGCTCCTCCTTGAGATGTCCAACCAGACTCAGCTTCATCTATTGTCTCCTGACTAGTGATATATTTAAATTCAACTCCGTATGAGAAATCAATAGGCCTACCATAAGTTGCATCTTGAAAATAGTTATTAGGGTTATTTACAGTAACATATAAATAATCATGCCCATTGTTATCTCTGTGAATTTCCCAAGTATCTACATACTCCATAACTTCAACTTTCGTAGTATCAAAGTTTGTACTATATATATATTGGTTTGGTGATTGTCCAAAATAATATCTAAAATTATCTATATCAATTAGTGTCATCAACTTGCCTCCTCAAGATATACTGTAAATACCACACTACTAATACCAACTCTAAGTTGGCGGGCCAGTTTTGTAATTCGCCAACTACTAGGTTGGTAAAAATAGAATTGTATTCCGCTACCCGAGTGCTTATCTATAATATCCACAGCGGTCCCTTCTCGGAACCACTCTTCTAATTGCTGTAAGTTAGTTGACCCAACTGTAAAATCATGGCACCTTAAACTAATTTTAATATTTTTCTTGCCCCTAACTTCCACAATATTCTGATCTACCGTTGGTTTATTACCTGCCTGAAATCTATATTCTGTGTATTTTAAACCTAAGGTCATAGTTACATCACCTGAGATTGTCAGCACAATTGGATTGACGCCATCTGTCAGTTGATATGGCGTTAATCCATACCAAGTACTTCCGCCAGCAAACAACCAATTAGTATTTCCACTCCCATCTGTTGAGTTAGTGGCATATATTGTTTTACCCCCACTTGCATCTGAATCTGCAACTGTCAGATAATCAAATATATATGTGCCAAGCATATCAATAACATGTCCTGCTCCTGTCCAAGTTACATGGTTTCCAGATGTGCCATTAACAAATGCAGACCCACCTGCGTAGATAGTGGAAGTTTGGCCAGAGGTCCAAGTAATAGTTGTAGCATCATCTTGATGATACCAAGAATCATCGATTTGAATATTAAGTATATACCATGATATATTTCCTGAAGTAACAAGTTTAACCCCCGCATGAACTGTGTCGACTGTAATAGAGTTAGTTGCAAAATCCATAAATTTAAACTCAACTGTTGGGACATTAGCGTGGTCATATCCAATATATGGGGCAGTTCCTGACCACTTATGGGCACCTGAACTAGGACCATATACCATACCATCAAGGCACCTAAATGTGCCAGAATTAGTAGTGGTTCCTGTTGTTGATAAAGTTATTGTTCCAGATACCTGAATTACCTGACTAGATTGAATAGTAATATGATGTGTAGTACAAGTGGCATCTGCAGTAACTAGCGCATTAACGCCATTGGTTGATGGGTATATATTTAAACTAGATGCACCACTCCAATCTCCATATGTTAAGTCAGATGTTGTTAATGTGCCATAAAGAATAACAAGACTTCCAGATATGCCAGCTCTATCATCTGATACACCAGAGTTAGTTATATATACATTTAAATATCCTGCAGCGCCATCATTATCACAATTAATTAATTCAAGGGTTCCGCCCACAGAGTTAAATTTAACATCATAAGAGCCTGATCCTGTAAACGTGCAAGTATGAATTAAGTCAATAATTGATACTCCAGCAGCCTGTATTACAAGCGCTGTGGTTGCCCCACTAATAGTTGTGTTATCTAACTTAGTCCATGTTACTGTACTAGATGTTGTATATAACACATATCCTAATCCAAAGTTGTCTCCTAATATAACACTGTTATCAATATCTATAACTGAACTTGGCCTGAGCCTGATGTAGCTGACATAATCTATGTCAACGTAATCTAAAGTTAAGGTGCCGTAGTTATCTATGGCACCTCCATTGCCCGTTGCCCAAACAATATCTACATCAAAACTATTATTTCCAACTGTAATAAAAGAACCACCAGACTGTACTGTTATATTTTTATTATTACTTATATTCGATGTAACAGCTGCAGTAATTGTGCCTTTACCAAGCTGTAGGGTTCCAGATATGTCTATGTCATCAGTGAAGTTGATTGTTTGTGCCCCACCATTATTAGGAGTTTCAATGGTGTCGCTGGCTGCGATAGTTAATGTGTGCCAGTCTATGTTTCGGTTTATAACAATAGTTCCGCCAGTATCCCCAGTTGTAATAACAATGTCATTTGTATCAAAATCGGGACCATCTCTAATACCCCCATAACCAAAAGTATAGGTTCCTGTAAACCCTGTAAACTCGGGGGCATTTCCATCCCACTCAATAGTTCCAACAGCAAGTCTACCAGAGAATCCGGCAGTTGTGGTTGTTGCTATAATAAAAGTGCCTTGATTATCTATCTTACTTGTTGTGTTAAGATATATATAATTTGAACTATGGGTAACTGTAGAACCGGATTCGATTATAACACCACCACCAACGGTCATTTCGCTATTAACAGTTAAATTTGTTAAACGACCATATGCTCCATCGTCTACATTGGTATACATAATGACTGTGCTACTACCATTGTGGACTGTCTGTTCAGAAGTTGACCCAACTCCCCAAAAACGAAGCACATTAGATGCTTCGTTATCTAATATGAAAAAGTTACCAGATCCAGAACTGGTAACATCTAAATTAACAGTAGTATTGGTTAAAGTAGTATCGGTCATTTCAACAGTTGCTGAGGTGGTATAATAAAAACATACATCACCAGCAGACCCGGTAAATGTGCAATCGTGAATATCCCCTGTTGTGCTCATAGCAAAACTAGCTCCACGAACACCAGCCCCAGTATTATTATTGAATGCTGTAATTGTGGTGCTTTGGAAATACCAACCACTTCCGTTTATGTTGGTTGCATCACAATATGTAACATCAGCAACAGTGTCTCGTAACATAACAATATCAGGTTTATCAAAATCAGTATAAATCATGGTAACATTAGAAAACCAAGAAAAATCATTGGCACTGTTAGCTACTGCCCACACAATACTAACCTCATTACCTGTGGTTCCTGTACTCGTAAAAGTAGAATCAGAGCCACCAGCACCGATAATATATTTACTAGTAGCCATATTCCATGTAAAACCACCACCAGAACTGACCGTAATAGTTACTATCCCACCAGCACAAGTGAAATGGTCGGTAAATGTCCATGAGTTACCTGCAGCATCAGCAGCAGTCTTAAGATGCCCATCATCATTTATATTGCAGGCATCGGCAGTAGTAATATCAAAGGTATCAGTATCCAGTGTTACTGTGTTAATATGAATGTCTAAGCAGGATAGATTTGCAGTTAATGTGATTTCATCTGAAACCACATCACCAGTATATGTTGTGTTGCATCCAGTAATATCACCAAGCAAACCGGCCCCACAAAAGTCTTGTGCAACTGTGCCAGATAAGGTCATGGTAAATTGGGCTGCCCCAGTTGTGCTAATAATGGCCCCATTACTAAAGGTATCAATATATGCATCTTTTAGTATCAAACCAGATTGAATATCAATATTGACTGTGGTGGCAAAACCAACCGCTGCACCACCAGATACTATAGTTGATTCATCCCCTCGGATAATATATGCAGCCCCACCAAACACAAGATCAGCATATACTTGCCCGTTTGCATGATCTATAACAAATTCTTTTGTATTTCCACCTGTGCCATCACAAGTTAAGGTGGCTGTGCCCTGGGTTACAGTTCCCCCTGCACCGCTGCCATCCACATACCAACCAGAATCAATGATATGAGCATGTGCCCCAAAAACCATAGTGCCACCATCTTGCACATATCCTCTATCAAAGTGGAAG